TCAAGCGTGGACTGGACCTGCATCGAATAAGTCGGCAACCGACAGCCGAAGAAGCACCCTCGCCTCTTCCTGGGTCCCCACCAGCCACGTGTCCACGTCAGCCATCTCGATCGGTATCACGCTGCGCTTGTCCTGCTGGTCGGGCCCGAGCTTCGGGTCTGGCTTGTGCATGCGGCGCATCAGCGGGTGCTGGTCGGCGTTGAGGGTGAGCATGGTGTAGCTCTCGTGCACCTCGCCCGTCGCCTTGTCCGTCCAGGTATTCCACAGGCCGGCCAGGCTCCAGGGGTCTCCATCGGCGCGGCGAAATCGCCACCACTCGTTTTTCCCGCTCTCCCAGTTCGGCTCGTCGAAGTCCAGCGCCGGGATGATGCAGCGCTGGCCGCGGGCCCATGGCTGCTTGTAACTGGCCGTCTTCTCCATGTCCTCGCTGCGCGCGTTGTTCGTGCTGTACGGCAGCTTCGCAGTCTTGGCGAACCACGGGATCAGGGCCCACTGCCCGACCACAAGCTCGCGCGAATAGCCGGCGTCATCCCGCGCACGGCGAATGAACGGTCCTGGGCTGCGCGGGAACTGCGTCGGCGGCCATAGCGGCAGCGTTTTTCCCCTGGGCGTGTTCCAGAAACGCTCGATGTCCAAATCTTCCGGACTGGTGTAGCGGTTGCACATGAGCCCATCCTACCGCAAAACCACTGTATGCTCACACAGTGGATTTTGCAGTCATCGCTCATTCGCCGGAACGTGCCCGGCACGAGGTCACCACCGTTGAGACGTGGGGGAACCTTCGCATCACATCGTCTGTGGAAACGAAGATTCGCACGGCGCTGTTGGTGCCGCTGGGATCGCAACTGGCGGGACAGGGAACATCGAAGCTGCCGCCCCTGCAGCGCGTGCGGCTTGCGGAAGTCAGCGATGAATACGTGGTGCTCGTGGGGCGAGAGGGCGACCCGGACAGCGGGCCGGTGCGTCATTGGAGTTGCCGGCGCCCCTCCACGATGGAGTTGCAGGCCGAATACAACCGACGCAACCCGCCGACGTCACCCGACGGCCAGTACCGGCACTGGTGGGAGCATGTGCTGGCCAATGCTCAGATCGACAAGCAACGGCTCGCGATCAACGAGGTGCAGGCCCTGCTGATGCTCCCCGACGACGTGCTCTGGCGGTTCCTGGACTGGGCGGCGGCCGACCAACGCTGCTACCTCACCGGGCCGCCCGATCACGACCACAAAGGCACGCTGTTCGTGAATAGCGAGGCTGAACGCCTGCGGTGCCTGGCGGTGAAGCAGCAGTTCGGCTGGTGACCCGTCCACTGGACGGCAGCAAGATCACGGCGCCGCTTCGGCCGCCTTCGGCTTCATGGCGGCGCGGAGCTTGTCGCCCAGCGTGGGCGCCGAGGTCGAGCGCTCCATCTCCTTGATCGCATCGTTCAACGCCGTCATGTTCTGCACGCGGGCGTCGTCGATCTGCTTCGTCATGGCCGGATCGCCCACGGTCTGAACCGCAATCTTGTTCAACGCCGAGACCTTGCTCTGGATGGTGTTGACGGCCTTGGCCATCACGACATCCGGGTTCTCGTCCATGAACTTCTGCAGCGCCTCGCGGTCGCCTGCCTTGGCCATCGCCTTGAACGAGCTGTCGAGGGTCTTCAGCCGCTTCGTGGACTCGTAGTACCGGCTGGTCTGCACCTGGTCGGGGTCGACCTCACCATAGAACCGGCCGAGCACCGGGATCTGGCTGGGCTTGACCGGCTCGCCGCGGCTGGCGGCCGTGCTGGCGTTCACGCTCTTCTCGATCTCGCGCAGCACGCCGCCGCCCACGGTCTGCGCGATGTAGCGCAAGCGCTCCGGCGTCGGGCTGACCACGCCGGCCTCGTAGTCGGTGCCGCCGGCGATGGCGTTCAAGGCCTTGCTGATGCCGATGTATGCCTGGCCCGTCGTGGTCCGCATGGTGCTTTCCTTGGCCCGGGCCACACCCGGCCGGCCGTCGGTCTCACCGCCGTAGCTCTGCTTCTCGATTGTGCCGCCCGCGAAATTCTTGTTGAATCCGATCTCGATCAGCGGGTCAACGAGCGTCGGCGCTACGGTTTTCAGAGCACCGTCGGCCGTGAAGATGTTGCCGCCCCCCAGCGGATTGAAGGTGCCGGCAATCTCGCCGATCGCGCCGGTGATGCGCTTGGCGACCTGTTTCCCACCGTTCAACACCAGCTCGGTGACGACGCGCCCCGTGTTCGGCACCCACAGGAAACCCAGCGGCATCGGGATGCTGACGTATCGCTTTTCCTTGGCGCCGAACACCGGGATGATCAGCGCCCGCGTCTTCACGAATTCCGGGATCTCGTCGTCGTCATAGCCGGCCGCGGCCAGCATCAGCGCCTGGATGACGCCCAGCGCCAGGCCACCGGCAATGATCTTGGCGCCCGTGGGCCCGGTGAGCGTGCGCAGCGCGCGCTCGGAGCCCTGCACGCTGGCATTGAAGAAGGCGTACAGCGGGCCGATCTCGCGCCCCGCCCTGCCCTTGCGGTTGAAGTCCACCGTCAGCTCACGGCCGAGGCGCGCGGCCTGGCCCCGGCTCATGCCGTTGTCCAGCGCCACCTTGTAGGCCGACAGCCGGACGCCGTTCTCCATCGAGGTGTTGAAGCCTTCGAGCAGCTCGAGCGCGGCGTGCGCGTACAGCGATGGCGACAGCTTGCCCCGGCCGACGGCCGCGAGTTCCTTCTCGATGGCTGCGGCGCGGTCGTTGGCGTCCCGGAAGTTCTCTTTGTACCCGGTCTGGCCGCCGTCGGCCACGAATTGCCGGTACAGGTCGCCCCATGGATTGCCCTTACTGTTGCCGGCCAGTTCCCGCGCGATGCCCTGGATCGCGAACGGCACGCCGGCGATGACCCGCGTCGAATGGCCGCGCAGCGCCGTGCTGCCCAGGTTGATCGCGCCTTCGAACACATCGCGCGTCAGGTTGGCCAAGCCGAAGGCCGGGTTGTACTGCGTGTTCACGGCGGCCAGCCATCGCGTGGCCTTGCCGATGATGCTGTTGGCCAGGTCGAGCTTGGTCAGGCCGTCGAGGTTCTTCAGGCTTTCCGCCAGGCGCTGCCCGCGCTCGCCGGTGGTGTTCAGCATCAGCACGCGGTCCTCGCCGTTCACCTTCAGCGGGATGGCGCCGGGCAGGCTCTTGTACAGCGGGTTCGGCCGGTCGGTCATCTTGCCGGTCACCGGGTCGACGGTGCGGATGGTGGGCACCCCCTCCATGCCGACCTGTGCCGTCATCGGATCCACGCCCATGGCCTGCAGTTCGGCGCCGATGGATGCCGCGGTCATGCTGGGCTTGATGGTGGTCCAGAATTCCGGGTTCGGATGTGATAGCGCCTGGCCATACAGCGCCAGCGCCACGCGGTTCTTCTCGGCCCGGGTGATGGCGGCCTCGCGCTGCATCAGCACGTGGGCCAGGATGTTCGTCACCTCCTTGGTGCTGCCGGTGGCGCGCTTGCTGGCGCTGCCCTTCACGGTGAAGCCGGATCCCGTCGGATGCGGTGCGCCGGCGGCGGCCTCGTCGCGGAACATCGGGACGTAGTTTTTGTAGGCCGCCGTCCAGGCGTCGATGGTCTCCTGTTTTTCCAGGCCCTCGGCCACCAGCAGCTCGCGCGTGCCCGCGGTGATGGCGTCCACCCGGGCCGCCAGCGCCTTCAGCAGCACCATGCGCTGCGGCGAGATGCCGGCCAGATACGCCGCGGCGTTGGCCGTGGTCATCAGGTCACCCTTGGTGTTGGTACCGGCGCCGCCGTCCGGCATGTTCGGGTTCACTTTCGCCACCTGTACGTTGCGCTCTTCGGCGCCGCGCGCGTGAAGGTAGTCGGCGAGCTCGTCCATCGACACCTTGTTGCGCGACATGGCCTGCAGCAGCGGCTTGGCCTCGCTATCCAGGAAGCTCTGGCTGCGATACGCTACGCGGCCGGGGTACAGGGTCTCGGCCAGCCGGGCGTCGAACTCCTCCTTGATCTGCTGGCCGGACTGCTCGATCGCGGTCTGCACGCGCTTCAGGTCGACGCGACCGTCCTGCAGCTCGTAGATGATCCGGTCGATGCGGGTCGGCTCCGGGGTGCTCCAGATGTTCGGCTGGAACAAGCTGGCTTGACCTGTATTGCCGTTGCCAGGGCCGCGAGCGAACGCGCCGTCCACTTCCTCACCCCGTTGAAATGCTTCTCCCAGTTCCCTCGGCTGCGCCATGCGGCCACCGGTGCGGGAGCCGACCTGCAAGCCCTGTTGCGCCGACACCAGCATGCCGTGGAGCTCGGCCATGGTGAAAGGCACCTTGATGCCCATCGTCTCGCGCAGCCATTGCGCCAGACGCGCATAGGCCTGCTTCACGAAGCCGAAGCCCGGGCGGAACTGGCCACTCGCGTCCACCGCGTCCTCGACCACCTTGGCGGCGATCTCGTCTGCTTCCTGCGTCGGGTTCAGGTTGAAGTCGCCGGCCTCGTCGACGTAGGTCTCGCGGACGTAGCGGGCAATCTCGGAGAGCGGCTTGTTCCCGGTCTTGATCGCCATCTGGATCTGCCGCGTCAACTTGGCGAACTCGGTATTGCCCAGCGCCGTGCGCAGACCGTGGTGCGCGATCGCCTCGTGCGCCAGGGTCTTGGCCACGTCCTCGGGCGAATGCATATTGCGCGCCACGATCCAGACCTGGCCGTTGTAGAACCCCCGCGTGTCGTAGGGGGCGTGCACGGGCAGGTCCAGGCGCTTTGCAACCACGCGCACCGGCGGCATGTTGGACCAGCCGGCCGTGATGTCAGCCACGATCTGCTTCACCTGGTTGACGGGCATGCCGCCCAGCGGCGCCGTGTCGCCGTCGCGGGAGAACAGCGCGATGTTGCCGTCGGCGTCCTCCTTGGTCTGCACGGTATGGAAGAAGTTGTCGAACGCGGCGCGCACGGCGGGCATTTCGGCCATCGCCGGGTATGGGAACGATGGGGGCGCTTCCTTGCCCAGTGCGGCGGCTCGGGCATTCTCTTCCATGTCCCACGCCTCGGCGTTCACCACGTTGGCCAGGTAGTCGTTGGCGGCGCCCTGGTCCTGCAGCTTGGCCACGACGTAGCTTTCGAACGACCGGGCCGACAACTCGAGTGGCGTGTCCCAGTAGGGCTTGCCGCGGCGCTTGTCCAGTTCCCGCGAGCGATCGCGCAGGCCCTTGGCTTGGGTCGCAGCGCTGACGGCGCGGAAGGCGGCCTGCATCTCGGCGCGAAGCTCATCGATCGCGCCACCGTCCGTGGCATACCCGCCGCCGCCGCTTTCCTTGGCGAAGTAGTTGTCGAGGGCGTGCCACCACTCGTGCGCCAGCGAGCCTGGCCCGCCCGCCTTGGTCAGGTTGATCACCACGGTGCCGGGCTCGTAGTGCGCGGCCGGCGCGTTCTTGCCGCCGCGGCCGCGCGCGCCGAAGGCCAGTCCGAGCCGGCCGCCGAGCGACAGCGCCCGGGCCGGAATGCCGAGCACGGCCGCCATGTCCATCAGGGCGTCGTAGGTCTCGTTGAGGTCGGACTGCCGGCGCCCCTGCTCGACGTAGTTGCCGAACTGCACGCCGCGGAAGCCGAACGTGTCCGCGAAGTTGTTGGGCGTGACGGGCGCACCGTTGCGGTGATCGTCGCCGACGCGCGGCTGGTTGTCGGGCCGGCGCTCGAGCGGCGTCTGCTTGTACTTCGCCAGCAGGGCGTCCAGCTCGGCGCCGTTGTTGGCCATGAACTCGCGCGCGGCCTTCAGGTCGGGCAGGGTTTTCAGGTCGATGGTCTCGCGTCCGATCTTCTTGCCGATGATGTAGTCGGTACCGGCGCTGCGCCGGCGATAGATCTGGTACTGCGGCTGACCCTTGGCCTTGGTGCCCAGGTCGAGCATGTCCAGCTTAGCCTTGAAGTTCGCCATAGCCTCGGCGCGCGTGTCGCCACTGGCCAGCTCCCGGGGCCAGTTGCCGAAAGCCGTCGCCTTCGCCTTCTGCGAAACCGTCCAGATGATTTTCGCCGGGCTGTATGCCTTGCCCTGGTACATGCTGTACGCGGCGCTGCTGACCTCGATGCCCTTGAACGATCGAGCGTGGCCCAGGTCCTCGTACAGGTCGATGTTCGCGCCGATGTCGCGCATCGAACCGCCCGGGCGGACGAACGGCTCCACCGCGTCGCGCTTCCACAGCCCGCTGGCCAGCTTCTCGGCGAAGTTCCGCTTGGTCTCCACGTCGCTGACCCAGCGCTTCAACTTCCAACTGTTCTGCGGCTTGGTCGGCACGCTGTCGCGCACGGCATGCAGGAAGGCGACGGTCCAGGGGTCAGTACCGGCGTCGAGCAGCTTCTGGTAGTCCGGCTCCGGCCAAGACTTGGACAGCGGCTCGGCCGATACGCTCACGTCGCCCGCTTCCTTGAGGACGGTCGCATAGTCCTTTCGGGCACCGGCCAACTTCTCGCCGAAGTCGTCGATCTTCGCAGGCGCTGGGGCCGATACCGGTTTCGCCGCGGGCTTGGCCAGGAGCGCTTCGACAGCAGCGATCTGCTCGTCGACGGCTTGAGCCTCGGCGACGGCCTGGTCGGTACCGTCGGCCTGCAGGGCGGCGGCCCGCGCTTCGATGGCCTCCCGGTCTTGGGTGCGCAAGGCTGCGCCTGCCTTGGAGAGGCATCGTTTCAGGGACATGGAATCTCCGGTGGATGAGAGCGATCAGAACTCGACGTCGAGGCTTTCCGACTCGCGGATCAGGACGGTGCGTCGCACCTGCCCATCGAACGTGGTGGGCGGGCGCTGTTGCGGCACCCGGTGGCGGGGGATGAACTCCTCGATCGCGATCCGCGTGCGCGACTTGCTGCGCGCACCGCGCACGACCGACACGTGGGGGAACCAGCCGCTCGACGACTTGTGGAGCATCAGGCCGTCCCCCGCGTCGTAGCTGGAATTGCGAACGGCCCAGGTGAAGCAGTTGTCCTTCACCGGGAGACCGCGCCATTGACGCCAGCGGCCGGCGGCCAGCCAGACGCAGCACATCGCGCATAGCAGTGCGGTGGCCAACAAAGCTTTGATCGTGCGCATGGTGGCCTTTCAGAAACGAAAAAGCCACCCGAAGGTGGCTCAGAATGCCTGGGAAGATTGGGTGGGCCCACCCTAGTTTTCACTTAGGACGGTTTCACTCCAGCAAGTCTCGAAAGCAGGAATCTATTTTTTTTCAACGAAAGTGCCGGTTTCTCAATCAGGTGCCAACTTAGCACCCCCGCCGACACTGAAAGCACAAGTGAGATAAAGAATAGCTTCCAAGGACCATTTGCAAATCCGAAATGCACCACGAGTTTCTGTATGGGCCACGCGTAGAGATAAACGCCATATGAAATATCTGGCAGATTTTCAATAAACTTAGGTTTGCCGCTCTTGAAGCCGACGCCTAGCACCAAATAGGCGCCCGCACTTGCTAACGCTATTTCAGCCGTATACCGGTAGGTCAGGCCCGCGATTAACAGACAGGCTGCCAATGCCAGCCACTTCCAACTTGCATTGCGATGCAGATCCAGCAGTCCTATCACGGCGCCACTGAGAAACATAGGAAGCAGTCTCAAGAGCATCACTCGGTCGCCGCCACGTATCGCACCTACAGCCGAGGCATCCGCGTAGCCAACTCTGAAAATGAGAAACGCGGCCAATGACAAGATCCACAACGACACCATGATGAAGGACCTGTTGATGATTGACATCAGTCCCAACAACAGCACCAGCAGGTAGCAAACAAATTCGTACCTGATGCTCCACAGCGAACCATTAACATCTGGAAAAAACGATCCTTCAAACGTTGGAGGTGCGTTCGGCTGAGTTAGATTTAGGACATTCGATGCCAAGCTCAGCATATTCAATTGAGATAAATACGACACTCCGTTAGTCGAGCCGATCCATCCCGCGATAAAAACCGAAAAAAGGAATGCAACTACGAAGCCAGGAATAATCCTCAATATCCTCTTCTTCAAATACGGCAGCACTCGGGGTTCCGACAACCAACTTCTCGATATTAAAAAACCGCTAAGTATGAAGAAACAGTCGACAGCAACCTCGCCCAACGTCAACGTTCCAAACAAAGCGAAGAGCGGCTCGCCCGCATTGCTCCCCATTGTCAAAGGGAATGAGTGCGAGAGCAGCACCGCAGTGGCGAACACCAACCGTTGGACGTCAAGGTTGTTTGTGGAATGGGTAGGCGGATTTGGCATGCGAGGCATCATAGGCTGCTATTGCCTATACGAGATGACGCGGAATGCAAGTTCAGTGCCAATCCGGCGTTGACAACTTGCATGACGCATCGCCCTCAAACGGCTAGGCCGACAGCATCAGAGCCTGCAGTGACATATTGATTCTGGCTGCAGGCGGCCCAGCAAGACCGTGGAAAGCAGCGATTGCCCGGATGCGATCACCATAGTTGTCACCCGCCGTCGGGCACAACCACCCGCCCTCCGAAAACTCGTTCCAGGCGTAGCAGATCGACAGCCCACTCTCGCATGCGGTAGGGTAGGCATTGATGAAAGCGCTCGCTGCCCCGTAGTGCGCCATGAACTCTGCCGTGGTTGGCGTCGCGATCCAGGAGGCTGGGTTGTTCTCCCCGCCTGCGTTGCTGCCACTGCCGATTCGCGGCCTGAAGTCCCACCCAGTCGTAATGTGCGGCACGACCTTCAGGGGAAGACCGGTCAGGGCGCTGTTTGTGTTCTTGTCGTTGGTCCATTTGGCCTGAGTCGGCGCCACCAGCGTGGAATACGGATACTGGCTGTTGCTCGCGTTGTTGTATGTGGCGGCGTATTGGCTGTAGGCATCGCACCCCAGGTATTGTCCTGAACTGGTGTTGTTGTCGAGGCAAATGAAGTATGGGTTACCGTAGCCCTGGGCGACGGAGTAGTCGCGCAGGGCGTCAATCTTCGCTTTCGCCACCGCATAGTCGTTGCCCGAGGTGTACTGCGCAAAGTTGGCACAGTTCAGCATGCCCCAGACCGGCCGCCCGTTCCACTTGTAGTAGTTGGGGTTGGAGAAGAACTTGTCCACCCAGGCACGCATGAACTGCAGCCAGTCCCCGGTCACGTTCGTGTTGGGCGTCCACCATGCGCGGTATCCCTCCATCAGCACGCAGAATTGAGGTTTCGACGCCAACGTGCTGTTGAAGTAGCCCTTAATGCTTCCGTTCATCCCCGCTGCAAAAACGGGATCTTCTGTTCCAAAACCGGGAAGCAGCCAATTCGGCTCGCTGACGTACGGCAGGTACATCGGCGAAATGCCCGACGACAGCATCAGCGTCAAGTCGAGATCAATCACATCCTGGGAATTGCAGTTGGCAAATATCGCGGAGCCAGAGCGGACCGCATAGTATGGACGCCGATATTCCCAGGTCGTCGGGCCAAGGATCCCATTTTCATAGGCGCCGTAGGTGCCAGGCGCCCCGGCCCATAGGCCGGCCCAATGGATGGCCAGCGTCTTCATACGTTACGCCCCAGAGACGTTTGAGCCGTTTGTTCGACGTTATACAGCGCTAACACCTGGGCATCCGTCATCGCGTCGGTAAAGTAGTAGCCAGAAATCCGCGCGCCGGACTCAAGAAAGTTGTCTTGGCCAGTGTCAGTTTTCCGGCAGAACAGAGCAAATGCCGTAGCCAGGGCCGCAACGGTGGTTGCTGTCGTGGCCTCGGCCGCCAGGACGCCGTTTTTGTACAGCCGCGCAAGCGTGGCGGAGGATCGGATCAAGCTGTAGAACCCGGCTGCCATACCGCCGCTGTTGAACGGCCCGGTAACAGCATAGGCGCCGCCCCATTTGCCACGATAGTTGCCAGACACGCCGCTCCCGGTGCCGCTTGTGTTGGCGCTCAAGCCAAACTGGCCAGCGGCATCCGCCGCAGCAACAACGCTCCGAATGGTCGTGCTGGAAGTCACCGGGGTTCGCAAGTAGACGTGAATCCCACCTGTTGGCTCCGTAGGTACATAGGTCGTATCGATCCACTTCGTGCTTCCGTCGGTGCTCCAACCCGCGTTCTCGGCGTAGTCGCCTGAGACCAGACTGTGGTTGACGTCCAGCGCGCCGCCAACCGATTTTTTCAGCGGTACAAACGTAGCTGGAAAGTCACCGATGCAGGAGTTGGCCCGGCGGATCAAATTCCACAGTTCGCTGCTGTTCGCTTTAAGGCTAGCAATTTTGGCCTTCTGAACGTTTTGGGAAGACGTTTGCACCGTTCCACCGTTGCCTGTGACCGCAGCCATAAACGCAGTGAAATCTGCATCATCGGCGGGCGCCGCAGCATCGACGCCGGCTAACTCAAACTTGTTGGCGGCGATGCCGTAAAGCAAGACCGTACGCCCAGCAGACGCAGCACGGTACACAGTGCCCGGGCCGAGAACATCGTTCACCGTCACGCCAGCGGCGAATGCAAAGCCCGAAGTGCCGTTCAGGCGGATTGCGCAAGCGAATCTTGTGTTTAGGTCAGCGCCGTCCAAACCGAGAGGGATGGTCAGCGTTAGGCCGGGGCTTGCAAGCGGAACGACCGTGTTGTCGTCAGATGCCGCCAAAGGCCGGTTGCCAGTGACATCAGGGCCAATCGTCATTTTCGACGCACCGGCACTCCCACCCCCAGCCGGGCCGTCGAGTGCTATCTCTTCTAAGCCAAACTGGTCTTTGATCAACGCACGAAGTTTGCCGGCGGCATCGTATTTGCCGCGCACAGCGTCTGGATAACTCATGATGAACTCCTGAAAATGGTTATGCCGTAAGGCACTTGCGAATCGACTTGAGGATGGAAAGGCGCTTGCGGAGCTCGACGTCCGCGCGCTCTTGGGCCGGCTTTTCAGCGGCATCTCCGGATGGGGGTGGATCGAACATGCTGGTCTGGCCAGTGAGCGAATCCATGGGGTCTTGGCCGAGCTGAAAGTTGTCGGCGCTGGCTTCCTGGCGAGCATCGATCTCGCGCTGCTCGGTCGCCTTCTTGGCCTTGGCATCGGCGGCGCGTGCAGCATCCTCGGCCACCTTGTCGCCGTCGGCCTTGGCTTGCTGCTGGGCGAGGATGTCTGCCTTGGTGGGTGCCGTCAGGCCAGTGGGCGCATCCTCTTCGGTGGCCCCAGAAACAGAAAACCCCGCGTCGGCGGGGTTCTGGCTTACTTCTTCGCGGGGGCTGCCCGCTTCACCGTCTCTCGGTCGATCACCCGGCGGCGCTGCTCCGGCGTCAGCTTCGACAGGCTCACGAAGGCCTTGCGGTCCTGCGGTGTTGGTGTCGGCTGTTTGTTCACTGGGCACTCCAAAAAGTAAATCGGCATCGGCTTCGGTCATCACCTGGCCACGGGCCCAGATGTCGGGAATGTCATCGTCGTTCAAGCGATCGAGGAAGTCATCGCTGGCTTCGGCAAGGTCTGCCGCCGCCTGCTGGACATCCGGGTCCGCGTCATCCAACGCCTGCAGCCGCCTAGCCTCCTGCTCGGCCTCGGCGATTCGTTCCCAGCCTTCGGGCGTGTATTGCGGCTCGGTGAGGCTCTTGCGAATCAGCGCCAGCGCATCGTTTTGCGATGCATCGGCGCGCAGGTATCCCGCCGCCGCGAGTGTCCCAGTTGCCTGCTCCAGCGTCAAGCCTTTGCCGGCGCCGGCGAACAGCCACTTGCTGCGCACACGTACGTTCCGGTCGAAGCCCGCATCGGCCATCACCGACTTGGCCAGGCCGCCCTGGTCGGCGATGAAAGCGTGCGCCGGGATCGGCATGCCGGCTTCACTGGCGCCGCCGGTGCGCAGGCGCCGCGCTGCCTTTTCCTCGGCCGCGAGCTGCGCCGGCGTCTTCTCATCGAGGGCGAAGCCACCGTCGACCGACACCACGCGCAGGTGCGGCTGCAGCTTGCGCGCATCGCCGGCCGCGCGGCGCGTCTTGAACGGCTTGCCGCCATCGGCGAGCGCGGTGCCGTCACGACCAACAGGTCCAACGGGAGCGCTTGGAACATCCGCTGGAACATTGGCAGGCGCCGGCGTTCCAGGATCGGGCGCTGCCTCGGCCGGTGCGGCCTTGGCCGGCACATCGAGCGTGCCGAGCGGCTTCTTCTTCGCGCCGTCGTGCACCCAGGACTTGAATGCCGAAACCGGAAGCTCGGTCATCGCGCCCAGGCCTGTCCAGCCGGGCATGAAGCTGCTCATGTAGGCTTCGCGCGCCTGCTCGGGCGTGTCGTAGCCCATCATGACCTTGTGCTCGTCGAAACTGCCGTCCTTATTCACCTGGTCGATGACGAAGACGCGGTTGCTGTCCGGGTTGTGCCCGATGTACGTGTCGACGTGGTCCTTGTCGGCCCCGACCGTGCCCTTGATGTAGCCGTAGTGGCCGCCCATGGTGTTCGCCCACTCGGTGCCGTCAGGGCTCACGCCGCGGCGCTCCGAGCCTTTCGGGTTCTCGATGGCCACGTCCATGCCATGCACGTTGATGTGGCCCTTGCGGTAGTTCCCTGCTTCCTTCTGCGCCGGCGTCGGCTCAGGCAAATCGTTCAGCGGGCTGGTCGCGGCCTCGTGTGCGGCCGCCTCGATCTCCGGACGAACCGGATCAAGATTGGCGATCGGCGTTTCAGAAGCGGCATTTCCTGCATCGGAGGGGCCGATTTCCGCATCGCCAGCCGGGTTTCCTGCATTTTCCAGTTCCTGCACGGCGTTCATGGTGCCGCGCACGTCGTCCGGCTTGTAGACCGACTCCATCGCCGCGTCCATGGCCACATCGCGCGCTTCGGCCAACAGCGCGCCCAGGCCTTCGGCGTTCTGTACCGGAGCGATCACGCCCTTGGCGGCCAGCCGCTGGGTGAACTTCTGGAAAAAACTCGGCACCTTGTCGATCGGCATGTCGCGCGCGGCGGCCAGCGCGGCGTCCACGGCGTCGGCTGGCACGTTGGCATCGCCGGCCGCGGCGCGGAAGCCGCTGGTCAGCGCCGAGCGGCCTGCCGCTTCCACCGGCTTCACGCCGTCGATACGGTGCTGGCGGTAATCGGCCTGGAAGCCGGGCTGCTGGGCGAACTCTGTGTGCGGCGCCATGCCGGCGAGCTCCGTGTCCACCGCCGCAGCGGCCTGCTGGCGATCCAGCTTGCCCTGCAGCAGGTCGGCCGGGCCGTCCTCGCCCGCGTCGCGCAGCCGCTTGATGCGCAGCGCGGCCGCCGCGAAGTCTCGAGCCTGGATCGTGGCGTCGACGCCGCCGCCCATCACCGCGCCGAGCGTGCCGGCCACGGCCAGGCGCTTGCCGGCCGCGCCGGCGTCGAAGGCGTCGCCCTTGCCCACCGTCTCGCCCAGGTACTGGCCGGCCTCTTCGCCGACTTCCTGCGCGCCTTCCTTGGCCATCCCCTTGCCGATCTCGCGCACGCCATGCGCCACCGACTTCGAACCCATGGCGCGGGCAATCTCCCCTTCGGCGCCGCCGCCGGTGAGCCGGCCTGCGACGTAGGTGGCCGGTGCCGTGATACCCGCTGCCAGGTAGGCCTGCCCCTGATCGCCGCCGGCGTCGCGCACCGTGCCGTACGTGTCGGCGGCATTCTGCAGGACGGTGGTGCCGATCGTGGCCGCTTCACGCGCGCGCTCGGCGCGGGCCAGCACCGTGCCCTCGTCGATCACCTTGGCGAGCTGGGCAGCCTTGCTGGCCTGCGCCAACTTGCCGGCCGCCATCGCGGATCCTGCCGGCAGCGCCATGCTGCCGACGTTCGGGAGCACCTGGTCGGCCAGCGCGCCGGGGTTGCCGACAATGACATCGGCGGGATTCAGCGCGGGGTCAGCCATGTCCTGTTCGAAGCGCGTGCGCTGCGCGGCGGCGCGATCGGAGCCGACCACTTCCTGAATCGCCTTGTTGCCGGCCTCCGCGAAATCGCTGATGCCCTTGCCGAAGCGATCGCCGGTGGCCAGCCGCGCCAGGTCGCCCACGCCTTTGACGGCGGTCGGGCCGATCTGCAGCGCGCCGGCCACCGCATCGCGCGCGGCACCGCCGGCGGTCACCGCAGGAATGTCGCGATCGAGGACGCGGCCCGGGTATCGGGTGCGCTTCGCATCGCCCAGGCCCCGCGCGTCGGCGCGCACCGCGTTCTGCGCGTTCTCGGTGATCGGCATGTACGCGGGGTTCGACGGGTCGGTCTCCGCGTCCATGGCCGCGATGCGCTCGGCGCGGCTTGGTACCGGCGCCTCACCGGCCACCGGCGGCGACACGCTGCCGCGACCAGCACCAGCCGACGACGGCGCGACACTAGCCGGCAGCTCGCGCCGGCCCACGCCGGCGTCGGTGGCAAACTGGTTCCAGGCATCGTCGACATGCTCGGCCGGCACGCGCGGCGCGACGACATCGTCGAAGTACTGGCGGCGTGCGGCGTCCTGCTGCTCGGGCGCGAGGGCCTTGAAGCCATCGGACCCGGCGACTTCACTCCACGGTTTGGGCATGGGTCACTTCCAGAGTTGGCTGTAATCGTTCGGGGGCGTCTTCGCGCCAGACACCGCGGCTTTGACGTTGGCCAGGCCCGGCGCCGGCGCGGCGCGGCCGGCCTTCTTGGAGACCACCGCAATCTCACGCTGGATGGCCTCCACGTCGCCAGCGGCGCGGGTGTCACCCTGCGCGGCGCGCTGCTGCGCCTTGGCCAGCTCGCCGTTCAGGATGCTCAGGCTGTCCCCGTCGCGCGCGGTCTGCACGGCCTTCGGGATGGTGGTGCTGCTCGTGTTCCCCAGCCCGGGCGACGAGGCGGGCGCGGGACCTGGTGCTGCTGCCGGTGCGGGCGCCGGCGCATCGCCGCTCTGCGATCCGGCCAGCAGCTTCTGGTAGATGCCGCGCTCCTCCTGGTGCGACGCGATGGCGTCGCGCAGGCCCTGCATCTCGACGAACTGCGGGGAGCCCTCCTTGGCCATCGAATAGAGCGGGTCTTTCTGCAGCGCCGTCAGCGCTTTCTGCGCTTCAGCGGCGCGGCGCCCGGCGTCGGTGAAGAGCGTCGTGTAGCGCAGCCGCTCCTCCCGGCTGACCTTGTCCGAGGCGCCCTGCCCCTTCAGGTCGGCCATCTGGGTTTTCACGTCGGCGAGCTGCTGCTTGGTCTCGGCGTTCGGAATGGCAACCTCCTCGAGTTGCCGGCGCTTCAGATCCAGTTCCTGCAGCTTGAGCGTCGCGGCGGCCGCCGTCTTCTGCTCGGTCACCATGTGGCTGTAGCGCTGATCGGGCGTCAGCGTCTTGTCCAGCAGGTGGGCGGCCATCACAGCGCCGTCCTGGTTGTTGGGGAAGGTCAGGCGCGGCAGCGGCGTGACGGTACCGTCCTCGCCGACCTTGCCGTAGGTGACCATCTTGCCGTCCGCGCTGGGGATGACGGTCAACTGGTGGTCCTTGAGGCCGTCGCCGCCGCTCTTCGAGATCCAGTTCGCGATGCCTTCGTGCCCGGCCTGCATGGCCTCGCCGAGCTGGCGCTTGTAGAGCTGGTCGGCCAGCGCCATCGCGCCGGTCTGGCTCTGACGCGATGCGGCTTCGTACTGCTTCGCGCCCAGCACGTTGCCCGACTTCGCCATGGCCAAGCCGACGCGCTTGTCGGTCGCCTCGGGCGCGTTGTACGCCGCTGCCGCGGCATCGGCCTCCGGACGCGTGGCGAACGACTGGCCGTTAACGGCGATGGTCTGCTGCGGCGCCTGCACGTCGGACAGCCCCATGGTGCGCGCCTGGCGCATGTCCGAGTTGGCCACGCCGGCGTCGTCGTACACCTTGGGACCATCGCCCATGTCCAGCGTTGCGGCGCTCTCATTGACGGCGGCCGGTTTCACAGCGTCGACGATCGCGCTGCGCTCCTGCTTCGCGCGGTTCACGTCATCCATTCGCGCGTCGAATTCAATCTGGCGATTCGCGCGGTCTTGTTTCCGTTCGTCGTCAATCTCCTTCTGACGCGAGGCGTTGAGGTAGCCGGTACCGAAACCGACGGCGAACGATGCGAGTCCTTTACCCATGATGTGCTCCTAAATTTGCAGCGGCTCAGTGAGCCTTGGACTGGCGGCGAACAGCGGATGCCAAGCCCTTGACCTGCTTGTGCAGCTCGTTGATGGCCGCGTGGTGCACGCCGCTCTCGGCCACCATGTCGATCATTCGGCCACCGGGCGCCACGCGGTCGCCGAGCGCGCGCTGCATGTCCTGCGCCATCGGTCCGGCGTGGGTCTTGCCACCGTCGTCCGCCGGCGAGCCCTTCTTGTATTTCCAGGTGGAAGGCTTCGCGCTGCTCAGCGCCTTCAACGCCTTTTTGCCGGAGATCTTCCTGATCGAGTGCTTCATCCGCTTGTCGGAATATTTGAAGATCGCAGCGCCCCCCAGTTGCCCAAGCGCGCCCATGACCCCGCTGTTGTTGTTCGCTTGGTTCTCGATGTTGGCGACCTGCCCGTAGATGTTTCCGGCCGAGGACAGGCCTTGTTGCGCTCCCTGGTAGCCCTGCTGGACGAGGCCAGTGCCCGAGGTCGTGGCGCCCAGCGCGGCGTTCGCGTTCTGGGACGAGCTGTTGCCGGCCGTCAGGGCGAGACCTGCGCTGGTGGCTTGGCTGCTGGAAAGGCCCCGGCCCAAGTTCGCCGCGTCCAGCTTGCGCGCGTAGCCCTGAAGCTCCACGGCGTCGCGCGCCTTGGTCGAGGCCGCAGCGCTGGCCGTGGCCGTGCCCAGCGCGAGCTGGTTGTTCAGCGCGAGGGACTTGCCGCTGCCGGGGACCACGCCCTTCCGTGCAAGATCCCGATTCGTCGAGGCCTGGGCCAGGCCGGCCTGCTGCGAAACGTCGGCGATCGCTTGAGCGGCCTTCTCGTCGCGGCGCGCGGCCGTGTCGTAGTTCTGCGCATCCGCGACGATGCCCTGCTCGAGCGGGCGGAAGGTGCCCTTCTGGTAGTCGTTCGACTCCTGGGCGATCTGCGTCTGGGTGTTCATCGACGCGAGCTGCGCGTCGGACACTTGCTGCGCACGCTGCGCGGCAGCGGCGCGGTCGGGCGCGGTCTCACCGTAGATTTGCTTCGCCCAGTCGAGCTGCTCCTGGGAAAGCTGGACCTGACTCGCGGCGATCGCGTTCGACGCGGTCATGTCGGGGGCGTCTGCACTGCACATATTGCTCTCCTAAAGAAGCTTGTGATAAACGTCGGCGACGTGGGCATAGCCCAAGTACTCATTGAGCCGACCGACCTTGTTGGTGACCTTGCTGTCGGTCGTGATCTCTTTCACGCCCAGGGCGCGCAGCACGTTCTCCATGTGCTGCCAGAAGCGGATCGCGGTGAAGCCGCTGCGATGCGCGGCCAGCAGGAAGAACGTGTCTTCCTTCGCGGCGAGCTGCTGGGTGTGCATGCTGCGGAACAGGTACATGCGGATGTTCCCGACCAGCGCGCCGTCCGCGCGGGCGGTGAACTGGATCAGCCCGCCGTCCCGCTCCTTTTCCTTGAACCCCTCGTAGTCCGGCACCATGGCCATCGCGTCGCGGTAGCGCTCCGTCTCGGCCCAGTGCATGGCATGCAGCGCGTGAATCTCCGTCTCGATGTCACGGAAGCGCTCGACCTGAAACACCAGGCCCCGGTATTCGACAGGGGCGAAGCGTGCCGGGTCGATCGAGCGATCTGGAAAGATGGCGTTGATCAGGTCCACAGCGACTTCGCGCGTCAGCGCCTGGCCGGCGTGCTGGGCGAGCAGCGTGCAGAAGAGCTCGCGGCCGATCATGCGGGCCACGTCACAGCAGCGACGGCCTCCGGAGTGGTTGCGGAATAGATCGCGTCGCGGAGTTGCCGCGCGATCTCGAACTGGGTGCCGACGTGCACGCCGAGCGCCGCGCCGACGGCGACCATGCCTGCCGCATCGAGTAGCCGGGTGCTGTTGTCGGAGAGCGTCCAGGTGATGGTGAAGTCCGGCGCCATGCCGGCCAGCAGTACAGCGCCCTGGATGCGGGACTGGCTGATGGCGTTCGAATCGAATGTGGACCCGTCCCAGGCGAACCCGCCGAACTCGGCCTGTTCGCGGGCGGCCTTGATGACCGCCCACCGGGCGTCCTTCTTGGCCTGCAGGTCGCGCGGGTCGAGCCATGAGCCGGCCTGGTAGTCGAACGTCCAGTAAGCGCCCTCGGGGCGCGTCGGGTAGGGAACCGGCAGGCCGTCGCGCATGTAGTGCGTGGCGTCGTCGCCCTCATCGAGCAGCGCGCACTGTTCGGTGCCGCTGGTCTGGTACTGCATCTGCGCCAAAGGTGCCGTGAGCACGCGGCTGATAGGCCCGGTGGGCGCAGCGTAGATTGCATAGCGGCCCACGCTCATCGCTTCACCTCCAGAAGAGAAATCGTCCTGTTCGAGATGGTCCCGCTGGCTCCACCGGTGATCACCCGCAGTTCGTAGACGTGGTAGCCCGCCCCCGGGTAGTCCACGATCATTCCCACCAAATTTCCGGGTGCTGTTGTGTTGCTAACCTGAAGCTGGGCGCCGTCCCGATATAGGCCTAGGACGCACGAACCAGGGCTGCTGCCTTCGGCTCCACCTTCCGGAAAGAAGTTGACAAGACCGAGTACTTGGATAGCACCGCCACTGCAGTTGAAGCCCACCGCTTGCGCGCTCGTCCATACCCCCGCCACCGGCGCGAAACCGCCTGACGTGTACACCGCCACAGGCACCGTGATCGCATTACCCGCGACGTTCAGTGTGTTGATGACGTCGACCTGGCTGATGGTGAGGCCGCCACCGGTCATCAGGATGCCCGGGAATTGGATTCCATAATCGCCCCAGGACGCCATCCAAATACGGCCAGCGCCGGCTTTGATCTCCGCGAACACGGAACCGTCATTGCCGTTGCGCGAAAACACCCAGCCGTTGTTACCGTCCCCCCACCACTTCCCGACGTTGCGGATGTAACCGTATCCTGTTCCGCCATCCCCATAGATGTCGAGTTGTGCTCCGGTGATATAGGCCGACGCGACGTAGACCGAGTTCAACTGCGTCGCATTGATGGTTCCACCATTGATGGTGCTGGCGCTCACGGTCGTGCCGTTGATGGTCCCGCCATTGATGGTGGAGGCGTTCAGGGTGCCCGTGAAGGTTCCCGACGTTGCGTAGATCGCGCCGCGGACGATGGCATTCGCGAACTCAGCCGTGCCATTGCCGTGAATCCGCCAGCCTGAAGATCCTGAGACGAAGCTGGTGCTCTGGATGTATTGGCCAACGGCGATCGAGCCCGCCGTCAGTTTCGACACGCTCAGGTTGGCGATCTTCGCGTTGTCGACCGCCAGGTTTGCGATCTTTGCGTTGGTGATCTGTCCGTTGTGGATGAACGCGTCTGCGGTGTACGTTCCGGCGGGGACCACGCTGCCGTCCGGCAAAGTGACCTCGGCGGGCACGACCGTGAAGGGATTGCCCGGGCCCGTCATCGCGAGCACCAGCTTGCTGACGTCCTGTCCGGTCGTCGTCGTCAGGCCGTTGACGCCGCCGGCGGGCGTCGCGGACAGCACGCCATCGACGCTGCGCCACTTGATCCAGAGGTGCCAGGTGGTGGCAGGGTTGGTGGCATAGGCGAAGACGGTGCCGTTGAACTCGGTGATCTCGGCCGCATCGTCGAACACCGGCAAGGCGCCGCCGCTGTAGACCACTCCATACACGACGGTGCGCGCGTGGCCATGCCCCTGGGTGTACGCCGGCGCGTCATGCTCGATGAAGATGTTGCTGATCGCCGAGCTGACCGCGAATCCAGTGGGTGTGGGGGGCGGCGTCAGGTCGGGTTCGTAGGGGGTCGCTGGGCCGGGCGGGCCGGCTGGCCCCTGCAGGCCGGTGCCGATGGCGTCGCCGATGCCGGCGATCGGGTACTTTCCCCCCTTGTAGCCCGGCCGCAGCGCGACGATGCCCGCATCGGTCAAGTCGCCGATCATCACGCCGCGCTTGAGCGGATCGCCCTGGCTGCCCATGTAGGTCTGCAGCACCTCGCGCACGCGCCCCAGGAAGTTCGGCGAGTCCGGGGACGGCAGGTCCTTGCGATCGTCGATCATGCCGTGGCCGCCATCGAAGGAATGCTGGTCGCCAGCGCTGCCGACTGCACGGTGCCCGTGGTCTCGATCTCCAGTTGCCAGTCCGAATTCTTGAAGCCGGCCGGCAGTTTGAAGATGCGTGCGTCCGGGACCGTCTTGGTGAACTTCAGCACGCCATCGGCATAAACGCGCATGGTCACCGGGTAGGTGTCGGCTACAACCTCGCCGCACACCATGTTCGATGGGTTGGCCAGGTGGAAGACCTTGCTGCGGAAGGTGGCCGTCATGGCCTCGCCGGCGTCCCAGCGCTGCACGTTCACCCCGTTCAGGACGTAGAGCTGGTCCTGCAGCTCGTCGAAGTGCGCCACCGGATAGCCGACCGACAGGAAGTAGATGCCCGCGGTGTTGCTCGGGTCCACCATGAAGCCCTTGCGGCCCGTGCCATCGTCGTAGCTGCCGAAGTACAGGCCCTCGTACATGCAGCCGGTGATGCTGGCCGGGTTCAAGGCCTGCCAGTTCGCCCGGGTCATGATGCCTGCGGTCAGGATGCGCGCGCCGCCGGTACCGTAGAAGCACAGCCCGTCGTTGCTGGCCCAGGCGACGCCCGAGCCCATGCCGACCACGGAGCGCGACGACACGCAGCCCTGCGGGATCTCCAGCGGCGTGGCATCCATGGCATCCGGGGTCGAACCGGTGACCAGCACCGGCCGGCCGGTGGTCAGCACCAGCAGGCTCTGCCCGAACACGCCCAGGCCGACGGGCTTGCCGTCCGGCGGCACCGTGTCATACGCGATCGGCCAGGCGTACGGCACGTAGGACTCGCAGAAACGCACCGCGTTGCCGCTGATGCCGGCCAGCATGCCGTTCCACAGCGTGGTGAGGTTGCTCAGGTCCGCCGGCGGCATCAGCCACGTGGAAGTGGAGAGCGTCTCGCCAAGCGCGCGGCCATCATCCGACGTCGTCGGCGTGGCCACGGCGATCTCGCGCAGGAAGAAGAAGTCGGCCGTGCCGCTGGATCCGGTCTGGGTGCGGTAGATGCGGATCAGCGTGATGCCGTAGTTGCCAGCCGGAGGTGCTGCGAAGCCGGACAGCGTGGCTGTCAGGTCGGACTGGCGGTTGTTGATGGCGCTGACCGGGCTGTTCGAACTCTCCTCGCCACGGTCGGTGACGTAGGTGTAGACGTAGTAGTAGGCCGACACATCGCCTGTGCCGGTGCCGGCATCGGTCGTGACGATCGGCGCCGAGACCGGAGCGGGTACACCCAGCAGGCGGGGCGCGGCGGGGTTCACCTGCGGATCGGTGCCATCCAGCGCCAGGTTGTCGGTGACCTTGGGCACGCCGTCGCCGGTGTAATAGGTGCGCTCGGTCGTGTCGTCGGGGTCGAACCCGCGCACGGCATGCACGATGCCGGTCCACGACAGCCAGTAGCGCGCATCGCTCGCCACGTCGCGGCCCATGCGGTAGATCGTCTGGCGCCCGGCCGGTACCGTGGCCACGGTGGAAGGACTGCGCCAAGGCCGGAAGTCGCCGGAGCCTGGCTTGTGGTTCAGCGAGCGCACGCCGACGGTCGCGGGCAGCAGCTTTTCATGCAGCGCTCGGTTCTCACCCAGGAACTGCGACACCATGAGCTTCATGGATCACCCCCACTTGCGCACGCGCAGCGCCTTGCGGGTCTGGCCATACCGCGCTTCCTTCGCGGCGAAGGCTTTGCCCGCCGTGAAGGCCGACATGTACATCCCGCCTTGCGTGAGATTCGTCCAGGGCCGCTGCGCCATCACCATCAGGCGGGCCAGCGTGCCGGCGCGCAGCGTGTCCAGGTGCCGCGAGAACAGGAAGTCGGGCAGCGCGGTGGCGTCCTGCGTCGGCTGCAGCGCGCCGATCAGCTTGAGGCCACCGGCCAGGGAGGCCGTCGGCTTCTCGGCGTCATCGAGGATGATCTGTGCCAGGTCCAGCGACAGGGCGAAGGGCGTGCTGCCATCCCGGTACTTCGGCGCCTTGGCCTCGGTCTCGGCGCTGTTCCACCAGCAGTCGGCGGGCACATACTCGGCGTCGTAGATCGGCACGCCGGCCAGGCTGAAGCTCAGCACCTTCACGGGCTCGGCCATCGTCTCTGCCGTCGCCAGCGAATAGGCGGCCTGCCCGCCCACCAGGTTGATCGGCGTAAACGGCACGCGCCACACCAGCGCATCGTGGCAGAGCTCGCGCGCGACCATGCGCAGGTGCAGGTCGACCATCGCCGTCGTGACGCCGTTCAGCTCGGGCATCAGGTGGTCGTAGAAGGCAGCGAATGCAGTCATGTCAGGAACCCGGTGGAGAGCTTGGCCATCAGTTCAGCCCGGCCGCTCGATGCGTATTCGTCGTCGGTCATCTCGCAGCGGCCGATCAGGTAATCCACCATCGGGCGGAAGTACTGCGAGGTGATGGGCAACGGGGCGGTGAGCACCAGCGTGTCGATATCGGTGCCGAAATTGCCGAGGAACAGGTCGGGACGGATCTGGCGCGCGTAATTGAGACCGTCCACCAGGAACCCGACCATGTCGGCGTTGGCAAAGCGCGAGGCGTCCTTGTCATTGATGGTGAGTCGGGCCGAGTCGATGGCCTGCTGGACGGTCCGGCTCATGCTGCGCCTGCGGTCTCGGTCGTATCAGCAGCCTTCTCGCCGTCTGCGGGCGGCGCGTGCGCGGCCAGCAGCGCGTTGCGCACGTTCTCGGCGCCAGCGTTGTGGTGCACCTTCACGCCCAACTGGTTCGCCAGAGCGTGCAGCGCCGTCTTGTCCAGGTCATCCAGGGCGGTGACCTTGCCGTCAACGAGGATGGTGAACTGCGGCGCATCGGGACCGGGCGGCGTGTCGATCAGCCTGTCCGCGTCGGCCATCCACTGCAGGCGGGCCTCTTCGTCCAGAGCGTTCCACTCGCTGGGGCTAAGGTTCGACAGATCGAAGCCGTTGAGCACGTCCTCGTCCATCAGGGTGACGCGCACGCCGGGGATGTTCGCGATCGCTTGAGCCAGGCCAGCACCTGCGCCGGCGCCCAGCACCACGGCGACCTGGGTCTCGGCCTGGAACTTCTGAGCCGCGGCGAACTTCTCGGCATCGGCGAACACATCGGGGTGCTGCAGCATGCGCGAGGCCGTGCCCACTTCGATCTCGTGTTCATCGCCGGGCGTCCACACGATACCGGTCTTGTCGATGAAGGCACGTTCGGCATCCTTGGCGCCGACGTAGCGAATTCTTGTCATGGTGTGCTCCTTTTGAGGAATGAAAAAGGGCCGGCCACCATGGCCAGCCCTTCGGGGTTGCAGTCGGATGCGACGGGTTACTTCTGGCCGACGCAGTTGTAGCCAGCGATCATGTGGATCTCGGGGTTACCCGCGATGCCGGCGGGCGCCGTGCCCACCACGAGCTGCACGTACACATCCTCTTCGAACTTGATCGGCTTGAACGCGCACACCAGACGGCCGCCGGCCTGGCCGGTGGTCTGGCCAGCGGCGGCGAAGTAGGTGGCGTTGGGCGCGAGCGAGCTGTTCGGATCGACCGGGCGATAGCCGACGCTGAACACGAAGGCCGCGCCGGTGTCGCAGTCGTCGATCTGCAGGGCCAGGCTGGCGACCTGCGCACCACCGGGGATGCGAAAGTCGATGGTGTCGCCCGCGGCCGGCACGCCCAGACCTGGCGCGGCGCCCAGGATCACCTTGTCGGTGTTGTAGTGGGCGCGACCGTCGTTGTCCATGAACTGCGGTGCAGTCGCCTTGAGTGCTTTGATGGAAGCCATGAATTACTCCTGAAATGGGAAGGGAATGCGAACGGGGCCGGAGCCCCGTCGATGGCGTCAGCGGCTTAGCTGACGTTGCGGCGCTTGACCACGCTGTCGATGACGGCCACACCGAAGTCGGTGGGCTCCAGGTCGCCGGAGGGGTTCGGCAGAGACCAGCGCAGCTTTTGCTCGGCGCCCATCACCTCGCCGGCCAACTCGAGGTTGCGGCCGAAGTTGGTGTAGTTCTCCAGCAGCGAGTAGGTTTCCTCGCTGGTGCGGTTCGCGCCGGAGGCGATGCCCAGGGCTTGCGCACCCAGGAACAGCGAGCGGCTGACCTGGTGCGTGGTGCTCAGGCCGGCAGCAATCGTCACAGCCGATTCCGTGGCGGTCAGCCGGTTGGCTTGCGTCACGATGTTGGTCTGCTCGCTGGCGTTGAAGCGGATGCCGAACTGCATCTTGCGCATCAGGATGCCGTTCCAGAGGATCGGCGAGCCCGAGAACAGCGGATGCCGCTTCAGGTCACCGTATTCGGCGCGCTTCATCGCGTTGACCTCGAAGGTCCGGATGTTGTTGCTCGACGTGGTGTCCGTGATCATGGCGTCCCAGGCCAGCTCGTCCATCAGCAGGATGCCCTTGATAGGGTCATCGCCGGCGGCCGGGTCGCCAGGGATCTGGATCGGCGCCATCTTCACGGCCATTTCGCCCCAGATCGCGGCCAGCTCGTCGATGCAGGAGAGCTTCAGCAGGTCGGTGGTCGCCAGCGATGCGAGCTGCGCGCCGCCCTGCGTCAGGCCGCCGGCGTTCACCACGAAGTGGCGGTTGAACGTCGGGGCGCGGACGGTGTTGACCATCTGCTCGACGAACTCGGGATCGCTGGTCAGCGGCAGGATCCAGTCGGTGCTGTCCTGGTTGCCACGGGCACCGGCCAGGTGCGTCAGGCAACGCTGCCACCGGAAGCGCGGCATGCCGGACTTGAGCTGCGCCAGCGCGTTCTGACGCATGCTGTGCGGCGTGCGCTGCTGGGTCATCTTGCCGCCACCGGACACCGGGAGGGTGGCCATGTCGATCTTGATGTCCTGGGTGCTGTATTTCAGCGCGGCGCCCTTCCCTTCGGCGTTCTGGTCGCCCATGACGGCGCGGAGCTTGACGACGTGCGCGCAGTCGAGCTGCACGGTATCGCCCGGGCCCTTGGCCAGTTCATCGACGCGCACGACGGGCATGTCGGTCGTGGTTTGCTGCTTGGCCAGCTTGTCCATCGCGTCTTTCTCGCTCGGCATTGGGCCGGTGAGCGCCGCGAGGGGCGTGGGCTGGCGCACTGCCATGGCCGAGAGGGCCTTGGAGTACTGCTTGTTGGCAAGAGGATTGCCGGATGGCACGGAGGTGTTGGACATTTCGGGTTCCTATGAAATGGAATGGCCGTCACATCCGAGGCAGCGAGCGAATGATCTCTTCGTCGCTCATCCTCGAATAGTCGGGCTCGGTCTTGTTGGGCAGTGCCCCGCCCTTGAAGTCGCTGATCTGCTGGGGCGACTGCGTGGGCGCAGCGGCGATCACCGCCTGCGGGTCTTTGCGTTGGGTCTGAGGAGCGGGTGCCGCTTCGGCGAGGACGCGCCGCGTGACTTCGACCAGCCGATCGGCCAGCGGACGGTTCTGCCAGGCGGGTTCCACCTTCAGCAGCTCGTCGTGTTCGATGGCGCGGGCAAACTTGTCCTGCGCATCCGGGTCGTATTGCCACGCCACCAACTGGGGCACCGTGTCGATCGCGTCCTGGATGCTGGGGTCCTCGTACGTGGGCGGGACGAAGCCTTCTTCGACGGGCTGGCGCAGGCTCTCCACCTGGCCTTCCAACTGGCGATTGCGTCGGGCGACCTTGGCCACGACCGGAAAGTCCTTCTCCAGGTCTGCCAGCTCCTCGTCGGAGATGCTGGTGTCTGGTGGGGCCTTGCCGGCCTTGATGTCGGCCAGTTCCTGGCGCAGCCGTTCGGCTTCAGCCTTCGCGCGGCGTTCGGCATGGCGTGAGGCCCGGAGCGCGGCACGCGTGTCACCTTGCGGCGGCTGCGTGTCCACTTGGGCCGGCGCTGGTGCCGGTGCTGCTGGGGCGGGAGCCGGTGCCGCGGCCGGCGCAGCGGCGGGTGCCGGTGCTGGGGCTGCTGCAGGTGCTGCTGCGGGGTCGGTCTGTCCTGCGTTCGGATCGTCTTGCGGGTCGGTCTGCTGGTGGTCCAGCTCACCCTCGTCCTTCAAGTCGCTCTCCAACTGCTTCAGGATCTCGCGTTCGCCGTTGTCAAATTGCGCTGTCGTCATTACCACTCCTGTCGTTTACGGTCGATCACCGAGGCTTTCGCCACCGTCCAAAAGAACAACACCCACGGCCTGGACGAGAGGACCGCGGGTGGCTGCCACTGCGTACACACCGATCCCCGTGGGACTGAATCGGCGGCTGGAAACGAAAAAGCCCACACAGGGCGGGCTCGTGAATGAGGTTGGTGAAGGCGCTACGCGATGGCTTCGTGCAGCGCCTCCTTGATCAATGCGGCGTGGTCGACGGGGTTGGCCAGGGCCGCCTCGATCTCGACCGACTTGGTTTGGTTGAGCTGCGCATCGGTGATCAGCTTCGCGGTGTTGGCGCGCGTCTCGTTGGCCTCCACGCCGGACTGCACGCGCTGCTCGATCTCGCCGGCCTGCGCGGCCGTGAGCCGGGCCTTGGCCTGCGCGCCCTGCACATTGGCCAGGCCGATCGCTTCCTGCGCCATCTGGGCCTTCTGCGCGGCGGCCATCTGCTGCTGCTCGGCCGCCTCGGCGCCGGCCTTGTCGCCTGGTACCGGCAAGCCTTCGGCCTTGCGCAGGTCGTCCGCGATCTGCTGGCGGTTGTTGAGGTTCGAGCTTTCGAGGTACGCGGGTGCCAGGATGGCCACTGCCTTCGGGTTGCCGGCCAGCGCCTGGATGATCGTGGCGAGTTGCTGCTGCTGCTGGCCACGGAAGGCCGGCGTGCTGGGCACCTCGGCCAGCGCCGTCCGGACATCGGCATCCTTCACCGTGTTCACCGGCTGGTTGGTCTGCCGGTCCCAGGCGTTCAGGACGATGATGCGGCGCGTGCGGCCTGAACCGAGCGGCACCTGCAGGTTCGGCTGCTGGTGGTCCGCGGCGATGTCTTCCTTCAAGCACTCGAAGACGGAGCGGCGCGCGAACACATAGTTGTCGTTCATCTCGCCCATCGACTGCTCGCCCTGCTCCACCAGGATGCTGTTGGCCACGCCGGACTGGACCTGAGCGCTGCCGAGCTGGCTGCCGTAGCGGCCAGCCGTGTCCTGGATCAACTGCTTCGCGTCGCCCATCACCGTGAACTGCTCGGGCTGCATGGACAGTTCGTTCTTCACGGTCAGGCCGCCGTTGGGGTTGGTGCGGGTCTTGCTCAGGACGGCCACCAGGTCAGGACGCATCACGCTCTCGGCCAGGTCGGCGATCGTGTTGTATTGCGTGGCCAGCGCATCCTCTTCGACGAAGACCTGCTTCGCCTTCAGCATCCACTGGATGCGCAGCCGACGCTCGTTGTATTCGTCCTGCGGGCTGATCATTCCGTCGATCAGGCCGTACGGGCTCTTGTCGCCGTCCTCGCGGAAGGCGAAGAAGGGGAAGTACGGGAACACCCGCTTCTTGGTGCCGATGTCGATCAGGCGGTGCGGGCCGGCAAACAGCGCCATGCGCACCTGCGACGTCACGCCCTTGGTGACCTGCACGAGGCCGCGCGAGATCGCCTCGTTGTGGCGCTGGTCCTTCGGGTCGTATTCGACCTTCTTGCCCGAGGCCAGGGTCAGCACCACGACGCTGGCGGGCACGCGGTACCAGACCTCGTACATCTTCACCTGCTTGCGCGCCGTGTCCACCCAGTCCTGCCGCGCGACGCGGAAGCGGCGTTCGCGATCGAGCGCATCGACCAGCATCTGGTCAGGCTCACCGACGAAATAGCCTTCGGCGATCAGCGAATCCCAGCCGGAGACGGCGCGCTCCAGCACGCCCTTGAACTCAGGCATGGCCGCGGTGATCTCGTCGAGGTCGATCATGCGCTTGCGCACCAGCCAGCGGCAGCCGTTCAACAGCGTGTTGCCCTTCTGGCCGTGCCAGTCCCACCAGATTTCGTTGCGATGCACGTCCTCGACGTTGTACGGGTAGGCCAGCGGGTCGGCGTTGCGGCTGACGTGCACCCAGCCGATGCCCGTCTTCACCATCGACGCATAGGCGTTCGACACCGCCATGTGCGCCGATGTCTCGCGCTCGGCTTCCTTGAGCTTGGCGCCGATCACCTCGGCGACGTCGGTGTAGCTGTCGTCGTCGGCCTGCACGCTCACGTCGGTGCGGCTCTTCGCCTCCTGGCCGAGGACGGAGTTGATCACCGGCCGGATCAGGTTCGTGGCGCGCAGGTCCAGGCCTTCGGCGATGCACTGTTGCTCCTGCTTCGGGCTGAGTTGCTTGCCGTCGTAGTAGGCGGCGCACAGGTCGGCGCGGTCGCGCCAGAGCGGCTGGCCGCCGCAGTCGTGCAGCATGCGCTCCAGGGCGTACAGGCTGTAACCGCCGCTCGCCGAGTCGCGCGACGTGTCGCCCGCCCGGTCGTCGTATGGCTTCAATGGGGTCATCGGTTACCTCTCAGGCGTCGGAATTTGGCGGCGTCCGCGGCCGTGTTGGGGTTGTGCACGGTCAGCGCGGCAACGCCTTCGCCGCCGCCCAACATCAGGTACTGGCCGGCTTCGCAAGGGTGGCTCGACGCGTTCTTCACTGGCACGTCCATGTAGCGCTCGTCGCCGCTGACCTTCATGCGGCGGAATTTGTAGTCGCCCTGCATGCCCTTGCGGCTGACCTTGCAGTCGGGGTGCAGCAGGAACCCGGGTTGGCCGTCGATCATTCGGCGCATCGGTGCGTTCACGGCTTCGGTGCGCGTCGCGAACACGTTGGTGTGGGCCGGAACCGCAGGGATGCCGTTCGCCTCCAGCAGTTGGAACACCGTGCGTTCTTCCTTGTCGCCGGCCTGGCGCTGGTCACCAGCAGGATCGCCAGTGATCGAGACGATGGGGAAACCGTGGCACTTCTCGTTGAGGAAACGCTTCAGCTCGAGCGCGAACCGGATCACGCCGGTGTCGGTGGTCACCAGCTCGTAGCGGATGCGCCATTGACCGTTGGGCAGGTGCTGCCCGATCCAGGCCGCCGGCGTCAGGCCGAAGTCCAGGCCGATGTGCAGGCCCAGATTCGGCACCAGCTCGAATTCCTTGCAGTGCGTGCTGTCGCGGTAGTCGGGGTACACCGGCTTGCCGTCGGCGACGAAGCCGTATTCGTTGGCCAGGTTGACCAGGATCCAGGCCTCGGTCTTGCCCTGCGCACCGTTGATGTAGTAGTTGAGCGGCAGGTTCTTGACGTTCTCGGCGAGCGGGTTGGGCTCCCAGGCCGCATCCTTGTTCTTGCGCGTCAGGCCGCCGGGCTGCTTCAGGAACACCCAGCCTTCAGGCCTCACCTCCTCGGCCAGCCGGTAATACCAGTGGTCGTTGTCCGGCGCGTTGGTATCGCCGAACATGCCGTACCAGGTCGGCGGCACAGCTTGCGGGAAGCGGCCGACGCGCAAGTCCATCATCTCCAGCACGGCGAACACCAGTTCCTTCACCTCGTTCAGCCAGGCCGCGGTGAGCTGCATGCCGCGCAGCTTCTTGATGTGGTCGGGCCGATCGAGTGCCAGGAAGATCATCTCGGCATCGACGAAGGTGCCGTCGGGCAGATCGAACGACACGTGGTGTGTCGGTGGCTCCAGGCCGCCGCGGTTGAACTTGCCCAGGCCTTCGAACATCTCCAGCCAGTCCTTGATGGTGGTGCTGAAGAGATCGCTGTAGGTGTTGCGGACAGCCAGGATGCGGGTCTTGCGGGCGCCGGTGCTGTCGGGCGCCTGGCCAAGCATCACGCGAAACGACTTCCAGCAGCTCGCATTCGTCTTCGAGGACCCAAGCGGGCCGCAGATGAACGTCCGCTGCGCCGTGCTCAGGATGTACTGCTCCAACGTCGGGCCTTGCGGCACGTACGTGTATTCGATCTGCGGCGTCATGCTTTAGGACAGATCGAGCGTGCCGAGGCATAGAAAGCCGGCTTTTGCCATACCAAGCTGGGACGAATCGCGCAAATCATGCAGCTTTCCGCCCCGTGTAGTCCTTGATCACCACCATCGGCCGCGCCTGGTCGTTGTCACGCTTAAACAGGCCGCGGTAACGCATGGCCTTGTCCAGCGCGTCGACCTTGCTGGCGATCCGGTACTTCCTCACCCGGCTCACCAGCTTGCGTTCGTCGCCCGTGCCGGCCCACTCCTCCACCACTTCCACGCCAGCCAGCGCCACTGCGACGTCCTCATCCAGCTCATGGAGAGGCACAGAAACGCCGTTCGCATCGACAAGCCGGCGCGGGTCGAGGAAGGCAATACAAGCCAGCTCGCGTGCGATACGGTCCTCTGTGAGGTCGTTTGCCGTGATCCGCTTCACGATCTGCGCTTCGATGGCGGTGCTGATCTCAACATTCATCAACAGGCGGCTGCCCTGCTGCGCGGCCGTGCGCTTGCTGTAGCCGGCGCGAATGGCGGCCTGCGTGGCGTTGCGGTCCTTCTGGTACTCCGAGATGAACAGGCGCTGTTGAGCCGTCAGCGGCTGCGGTGTGCGTGCTGGTGCTGCTGGCTTGCTCAGAATCGGCGTACGCGCACCGGTTTTGCCTGTTTTCTGTGCAATCGCCGCCTTTTGGGCCGGTCGGAGCCGCTTCGCTGTCGTCATCTCAGTTCGCCGTCTTGTCGTTGATCACCGTGGGCTTGCAACTGGCGTAGGCGTCGTTGATGGCGTCGGCTTCGCGGGTGAGCCGTTGAAGTAGTCCAGTAAGGTCCGTTGAAAGTAGCCCGCCGGTTTCGGCTCCGTCTGCTGGACGATCAGCGGGATGGCCGGGAGCTGCGCCTTCGGCGCCAGCACCACCGCTCCCACCTCCGGTGCAGGTGGGAGCGTTTGGGTCGCGCAGCCGGCCAGCAGGACCAGCAGCAGTGCGCAGCTTCTGGCGCAGGTCATCGGAAACGGTCTTGGCTTGTGCATCACGGATCTCCTGTGCGTCCTTCTGGGCTTGCAGTGCGCGTTCGGCGTTGCGCACGCGTTCGGATTCGGCGGCCAGCTTCTGGGCGGCCTCGCCTTTGTTGCGCTCGATAGCGGTGTTCAGGTCCGACACCCTGGTTTTCTGGGCCTGCGCGTCCAGGCGGGCGACGTCACGCTGATGGCCTACTGCGCAGCCGTGGACCATGTATGCGGCGAGCAGCGCGGCCCAGGCCCAGCCGGGCACGATGTCCAGCACGGCCAGTGGAGAGGTCGGGATGTTCATGCCAGTGCGGCGCGGGCCAGGTCGGTGAGTTCGATGCGGCGGGCCAGGGCCTCATCGCCGCCTTGCACCTTCTTCGTCACGGCCTCGGGGTCGTTCAGGATGGCGTCGGGGATGCGTTTCTCCCACCACTGGATGCCGGCCTGCAGCGCGAAGTGCGGCTGCGTCAGCAGCTCGGGCGTGTGTTCCAGGTCTTGGCCGATCAGGTCGCCGGTGAAGGCGTAGCCGGTGCGGCCGGTGATCATCGGGAAGCCGCGGCCCCGGTACCGCCAGCCGTCGCCGATCTCTACGTTGCCCATCCGGCCGCCGTAGGTGCGGTTGGCCAGGGCCTCGGGGTTGCGCACGTACGGGCGGGCATCGGCCAGCGTCGGGAAGCGGCGTGGCCAGACGGCGCAAATGCGTTCGGCCGTGGTGTAGTTCAGGTCCTCTTCGAGCTTCTCGAGAAGACGCGACTCCACCAGGATCTGGCCGAGGAACGGCGCCAAGTCGTCGGGGCTGCTGAATGTGTCGTCGCTGATGGTGTTGGCGAACACTGGCGCCCACGCGATCGCCGTGGCCGGCTTCACGTTGCAGGACGTCAGGATGCGGAGCCAGTCGTTGGTGGTCTTCATGGCGATCTCCTTCAAGCCGGGTCGACGTTCTTGCGGTATGAGCCAGCCGACAGGTACTTCTCGGTCATCACTTCCAGGAACTTGGAGCCCAGGAAGCTCGCGCTGAGCACGGAGCCGAGCGTCGACCACAGGCCGAATCCGGACTGCTGGCTCAGGATGAAGGCCAGAATGCCGGCGAGCCAGGCGCCGAACATGTGCGAGCTGCTCATGATCCAAGGGCGTGGCAGCGGCTTGCCGGCGGCGGCCGAGAGTTCGCGGTCGATGCGCATCAGCAGCGACGTCGCTCCGGACATGGTGCTGATCACCACGGCAGTGAACAGCAGCGCCGGCTGGATGTTCAGCGGATCGACCAACGCCACGGCGCCGGGCGAGATGGCGGCCAGCGCCGGCAGCGCGGCCAGGGGCAGCCACACCATGGCGATCAGGCCCCAAATCAGGCGGCGCAGGAGGGACGCGGTAAGGCGCGCGCTGGCCTGTGTGGTCAGCCGGTCATGGAGTTTGCGCATCATTGGGGGGCCCGGTGGCGTTGGAACGAATCGAAGAAGGCGACGCCCACCGCGAACAGGGCGTCGATCCAGAAGGGAAGGACAAGCGGGCGGTACCAGCCACCGTCGCCTGAGACGAACACGTACGTCATGCACAAGATGCCGAGCGCCAGGAAGCAATAGACCAGGTGCCGCTTGTTCTTCGCGGTGACCAGGCGGAACCGCTCGGGCATCAAGTCATTGACGATGACGTCGGCGATCGCGACCATCGCGACGGCCGCCAGGCCTGCCGCCAGCATCCAGCCTTGCTGCCCGCTCTTCTCGATCAGGCGGTGCGTGAGCGCGGAAGGCTCGGTCCACATGGTGTAGACCCCGGTCAGGGTGGAGAGCGCCACGTACAGGCGCGTCATCCAATACCGCGGCAGCGTGCTGATGTGGCGCTTGCCGACCACGTTGGCGTCGCCCCAGCCTGTATCGCACTCGCTCCTGGTGGCCATGGGCGATCCTTCAAGTAAAAAAACCCGCCCGGGGTGAGCCGGACGGGTCGAAAAACTGATGCACCGATTGCGCAGTGCACCAGAGGAGACAAGTGGGCCGGGCGGCCTGCAGCGTCCCTAGGGAGGAGTGGGAGCTGTGCTACAGGCCTACCGGGGCAGGTGTATTCGCCGTGCACACTGCGACGGCCGCTCGTTGCCTTCCAGAGCCGCAAATGGGAAGGCGGCCGGTCGGTTTGTGCTGAGCGGATTTAAAAAGAAAAAAGCCCGCCGACCGTTACCGGAGGGCGGGCGAAAGTACCTTGCGGTACCCCACGATGAAACTGTGCCGGTTACTCGATCCGGCGGTATTGCACCAGCGGTTAAGCCCAAGCTGCGACGCTCTCAGGCGGTCATGGAGGGAAGGCTGACTGCTGCACAAAGGGTTCGCCAGGCCCACGCTTGTCACTCGATAGGATCCCGGCCAGGACAAAGCTCGCGTATTCATGCCGAGAAACGAAAAAGGCCAGCAATGACGCTGGCCTTGAAATTTTGGTGGCACCTATCCCACCGGACGCGATTGGATTTGAAAACTAACGTTGTGTCAAGGTGTTGTCCTACAAACTCAACATGCGTCGGGCCCGGCAGCGCCAGTTACTTCAGGCCGCGGCTGGCTGCAGCCTTCTGTGCTTCCTCAAGCTTGCGCTGGCTTTCAAGGCCCACCTTCATGAGTTCCGCGGCAGTGACGCACTCTCCATCTGAAGCGCCAGCTCGCTCGGTGTAGATGAGGCCCTTACTCTCGCAGTGCTCCATCTTGGACTTGGTTTTCTCATCTGCCATTTTTGCCTGCTCCGCCGGATCGATTTTCGTCGGTTCATTGAACATGCTGTTCACCATGCCTAAGCCAATGATTACCAGGACGATAAGGAGTACAGGGTGACGAATTTGCATGGATTTGCCGAGATAGGAGAGAAAGCCTAAAAGAATATCAGGTGTCATGGAACACACCCATGGGCGGATATAAGACGGTTCGAAGAATGATTTCAAGCCACTTTCATGCGAGCTTCGGAAATGCGCACGGCCTCGACCGAGAAATGCATCGGATGCCTAAGAATAACGGCTTCGAATGCAAACTCCTTCAGGCCCATCTCTTCCAAAGTCACGAAGCCGGCGGAGGGTTTTCGCAGGGCAACTATTCTCTCGACCGCAGGGATGATCCCTAATTCTTTAATCATCGGCCAAGTTCGGCTGGCGCGCTGATGTCGGCCCTTCTTCACGCCAAGGACTTCCTCGTAGGCGTAGACGGCTTCGATGCACTCGCGTTGAACGTCGCTTTCGGCCCCATACGCCTCTGCCCGGATCTGAACTCCTCGCTTTCTACACTGCTCCGCTATCTCTGGCTTGCCAAGTGCGAGTGCATTCTGGGCGAGATTTTTGCAGTCCTGAACCGTCTTAAGATTTGCGACGAGTGGTTCCAATATGCCTCCAAATTGTGGGATGTCTCAACGACTCTAGCGCAAGTCTTCCTAGACAGTTAGATAACTTGTGCGCGCGTTTTTATCTGGTCCGGTCACCCAATTGCGCCATCACGGCGCAACTGGATCAGCAGCTTGGTGCGCGCTTCCATCAGCAGCACCTCGCGCTCGTCTTCTGTCTTCGGCAGGACCGGCGAATGCCACACGTCGAAACCGGTGGCCAGGTTGCGCGCCTGGAAGGCCAGCGCGGTATGCCAGCGGTGCGGCGTGTTCGGAATGCGCTCCATGGCGTCCTTGATGGCCTGCACCTCGAGGTCGTCGGCGCGGCTGGCGCTGGCCCCGTTCTGCCAGTCCCAGTGCCCGGGCGTGCGGAAGTCGCGGCACGTGGCGTCCGACGACGAATACCCTGCCGAAAGCCGGTAGCCCTGCTGGTGGCGGTGCCACATGACCAGCAGCTCGTTGAGCCGCAGGTCGATGGCTGCAGATTGACGGTCCTGCGCTGCTTCTGCCGTCGTAGTCATGGTGGGTTTCACTCCTGTTTTCATAGCTAATTCACTTCGTCCCACATGGGCAGGTTCTTCGGCCAGAGCCGGAATCCGACGATCACGGCGCGCACCTGGGCAGCCCAGACCAGCGCCTGCCGCACGGCATCGGCGTGGGACATCAGCTCGTAGTTGTCGAATGGCCCGTGGCATCCCTTGATGCCCACGCGAACCGTGCAGAGCGGGAAGCACAAGCGGTCGTCGCGCTTGATGCCCTTGCCGGTCGGCGGCGGGTGCGCGGCCTGGCTGTAGCCGACGATCGAGCAGCGGATGCACGGCAGGCTGGCCACCAGGCGGAGGTAGGCCTCGCACTCCAGGGCGTTTTCCTTCGGGATGGCGCGCACCTCGTCGTTCACCGGCGCGGGCAGCCGGAAGCGGCCGATGGCGACCGTGGGCGTCTTGTAGACGCGCTCGGCCTTCTCGCGCTGGCGCGGCTTCGACCGGATCGCAGTGCGGCGCATCATCGGTCGACCTCCAGCCGCCGGCGACGCTGCCGCAAGACCAGCTCCTCCTGAGCGTCCTTGATGAACTCGTCGAAATCGGCATCCTCATGAAGCGGCTGCTTTGCAACGGCCTCGACCACCCACAGCGGCGCGTCCCTGAATACATAGGCACGGCCCAGGCAGTGACGCACGATCAACGGGAACACGAACAGCAGCACCAGCAAGACCTGCAGCTTGCTCTGAAGCCAGGCGAATAGCGGAATCACGTCGGCAACTCCACCTTGACCAGCTTCGACACGATGGCGCGCATGTCGTCCAGGTGCTTCTCCGTTGCGGCGATCTGGCTGGCTGTGACATGGCCACGCTCAGGCCGATAGCCCATCCTCCAGAGCTCGTCCATCAAACTTTGGGCCGCGTCACGATCCATCTCCAGGACGGGCGCACGCCATTCCTGGTTGGGCTCGAACTTTTCAAACGTCAGCGGCAGCGCCTCGAAGTCAACGTCGCCATCGGCGTTGCGCGTGATCACCCGGACCTCGACGGAGCGTCCGAAGTTGCCGGGCTGCAGGTGGATCTCTTGCTTGCGGCGCATGGTCAGAATTCACCAATGCGCTCGCCGAGCACTTGAGAATAGGCTCGCATGGCCACGCCCTGGCGCAGCAGCCGGGTCTGTTCAGACTCGGGCAGGCCGTGGAAGATCGGCGTGGAATAGAAGGCGCTCAGCTTCTGCAGCTTCTCGTCCAGGTCCTTCTTCTCATCGATGACGCGCTGCTGGTGCGCAGCCAAGGCTCGCGGAGCGGCACTGTCGATCACGACCTCGCCGAACTTCTCCGGATCGGCCGCTGCCCCGTTGCGCATGATCGGCCCGGCAACAGGCAACTGAAGCGTGTAGCCTTCCTCGAAGGCCTTGGCCGGGCTGAAGCTCGAATAGCTGTCGTCGTACACCACAAAGTAGCCGCCGGCGCGCGGCGCGTGCTTGGTCTGCCACTCCTCTGAAACATCGATTGGATCTGGCACGCCGGCGAGATACAGCTTGGCGCCTGAGAAGTGGCCCACCGTGACGGAGTCGATCTTGGCCGCGCGCACGACCTTGTGGCATTTCCACTGGGGGAGGTTTGAGGTGTCCATGTTCATCTTTCAGTTGTGCGGCCGAGGGAGCGCGGCCACTTCGCTGTTCAGTACTGTTGGTAGATCCCGCAGTTGGCGCACATGTGGCCCTCCGGCGTGAGGTAGAAATATTGGTTGCCACAGGCGCACTCGCGTACGAGCTGGCCAGGGCTGGGAGAAAACTCAAATTTCCATTTGCCCTTGATCGCGTGGCACGAGGGCACTCAAATTCAGTGACCCCAGTGGGAGCGACTGCAGCCCAGGTATGGCCACAGCCGAGGCAGAAAGCCTCGCCGGCGCCGTGCTGCACGCGCTGAGCAAAGGTCAGAATGACGGCCGTCATTTGCCGAACCTCTTGGCCAGAGCGCTGTTCGCGGCGGCGTAGTGACGCCCGACGATGTGCACGTATTCGGGCTCGACGGGCTTCTCCCAGACGCACAGGCCATCGGCATCGACCTTGCGGCCTTGCCATCCCCACAAGGTGACAGCCGTCCAGAACGGGTGCCGCGGGCCGGGCTGGTTCGTCGCGATATCGCCGCCAGCCGTCAGCACGGCCGGGCCGCACCAGTGGTGCATCTCGAAATGGAAGCGATTGCCGTCCACTTCGATCAGGTAGTTGCGGGGATCACCGGCGAGCAAGCAGCCGCCCTCACAAGCGCACTTCATGGCTGGGCACCCTCCTCCGTGAACTCCACGCCGAGCTCGACCACGGCGAACACGATCACCTGCAGCGTGAACTTCGCGAACTGGTCATCTGTCAGCGCTTCGGTGCTGCGCGGCAGCTCGACGACGACACGACGGCCGCGCACCACCTGGCGCTCGAAGCGCGGCTCGATGAACATCTCGGCGAAGAGCTGCTTCCACGCCTTGGGCGTGTAGCGCACGACCAGGCCGGTGTCAGGGTCCGGAAGCCTGACCTGCTGCGAGATGTCGGCCAGCACCGGGCCGTGAAACAACTTGCGGAGCTGGTGCCGGCGATCAGGCTCGTCGCTCACGAGCTGCATCACGAAGCGGCGGCCCCGTTTCGTGCCGTGCTTCGCCACGGCGTAGAGCGAAAGCGCGGCCTCGTGCGCGCTGTGCCGATCCTGGACGAGGCGCTGCTCGATCACGGCAACACCTCGGACACCCTGAAGTTCACCCCGCCGAGCACCCAGATTGCGCCGACGGCCACCGTGAACGGCGCCAGATGCACGCCTTCGATGCGCATGGTGAGGATGTTCCAGCGCCCGCGGCCAACTGGTTTCAGGAGGACGGTCACACGAACACCCCCAGGATGCCCGGCAACACATACGCGCCGAACCACAGCCAGAAGATGATCCAAAGGACCCAGGCGGGAGCGTTCAAAGATGCCTCCCGCGCGTGTCGATCGGCGGCTCGACCTTTTCCTTGTGGCGTCGGATCAGCCCCTTCAGCCGAGCCTCTTCCTTTTTCAGGACCTCGAGGAGCTCATTCTTCTGGCGGACGCTCTCCATCACCATCCGGTAGTTGCGCCAGGCCGTCTGCAGCGTCAGCGCGTTGTCCTTCAGGAAGTTGAACGGGTCGAGCACCTTGCTGCAGGTGGTGCAGCGCACCGTGCGGTTGTGGCCGTCCAGCGTGATGAGGTCGTGCGCGCAGTGGCCGAAAGGAGGCACCTCGAGGGTGATCGGGTTGACCGGCAGCGGCTCGGTGCCGGGGAATTGTTTGACGTTGTCGTTCACGCGGTCTCTCCCTGATCGCATAGGCCGTAGGACGAGCTGCAGCCGGCCTCGCCGTCGTTTTCCACTTCGTCGAGCAGGTTGAACTGCTTGCCGCCGCGCGTGGTCTTGGACCATTCCACGCGAGCTTCGATGTTCAACGCCATGAAGATGACGCGGCGATCCTTGGCCGGGTGGGCATCGGTCATGAAGGTGCTGTATCCGCGCTTGGAGCACATTCCGACGATGCGCTCCCACTCGGCGATGCGGGCTGGATGCTCTGGGAAGCGTGCGGCTATCTGGCGCAGTTCGGGCTTGCTGCAATTGATGCACGGCAGGCAACCGACGCGTCCCATGCCCTGGAGGTAAAGCGGATTTGGGCGAATGCCGCGCGAGGCCGCCAGCTCGAAAACTTGCGCCGCCGACCATTCCACGATGGGCCGGAAGATCCACAGACCGCGGCCGACGCGTTCGATCTTCTTCGCGTCACGCCGGTTTTCCGACTCGTCGCGGCGTACACCCTGCCAGCTCACGACGTTATGGCCCGCATCCATCAATTCCATCTGGAAGCCGACAGCCATGTTGCGCTTCAGTTCCTCGGTGCAGAACTGCGCCTTGCGGCTGGGGAAACGCCCCTTCCACATGCACAGGTCGAGAAATGGGTTGCCAGTCGGGAACATGACCGACAGCGCGCGACGCTTCGCCTTGTTGCTCCAGCGGACACGCCGGCCGCCGCCGACCTTCACCGTTTTCTGCACTGGCTTGCCCTTCTTGTTCAACACGATCACGCCGCGGCCGTCGCGCTTTGGCACCGGCGTCACGCCGTCGGCCTCGAATACCAGGCGCGTGTCGTATTCCCGACGGGTGCGCATATCGCGGGCGATGAACTGCCGCTTCGCCAGAACCTGCTCGGTGAAGTCGGCCTTTAGCCTGACGATCTTGATGCCGAGCACCCCCTCGAGATAGTCGAGGTAGGCGTAGGTGTCGTCGTGCTCGTTGCCGGTATCACAGAAGATCGCGACCACGTTGGCAAGACCGCAGCGCGCGATGGCAATCAGCAGCGTTGCCAGGCTGTCTTTGCCGCCAGACACGGAAATGACGTGTATCGTGCTCACCGTTTCCATCCCCAGTGCACCCAGATGGCGCTGCCGTAGACCAACGCGTAGGCAGCCGACAGAACCAGCACGCCCCATGCGCTGCTGGTTACAGAGAAGTAGATCCAGAAGGGCTGGCCGCACATCCCGACGATCGGCGACCAGCGGCGCGCGCGCTCGTTGCCGAACATCGTCATGGCCAGCGCGGTAAGGCCGAACAGGCCGATGCAGAACTGGGCGATCAAAATGGCACCTCGTCCTCGTCGACCTGCATCAATGCCGGCATGAAACGCTCTGCAACCACCCGGCCGCCCAGCGTGATGTGTGTCGGCACCTTCACGGCTGCCGCTACGACCGAGGCCTCCAGCACCAGGAAGCGGCTGTGCACGTTCTCGGCCGCCAGGCGCAGGGCTTCCTGCTCGGCCACTTCACGGCTGGGGTGCAACACCGTGGGCCGGCGGGCCTCCCGAATCTTCTTGCAGCCGCGAAACGGCGGCCACTGCTCGGCGTCGGACACCTCGAGGATGATGCAGGGGCCGCTCATGCTGCTTCCAGGGCATCGGCGCCCTGCTCCACGTGGTTCCGCCGCCACCAGTGGCCCAGCAGGATCGACTCGGCCCGGTTGTGGTCCTTCGCGCGCGAGATCTCGGCGCAACCCGGGAACAGCGCCCGCGCGGTGTCCATCGCCTTGCGCTTCGCGGCCGCCGTGCGCTGCGACGCGGTGAGTTCGGTGAGCGCGCCGTTCTGAATCAGCCCGTACCAGCGCTTCCAGGTCTGCGGGTTGGCGTACACCACCGGGAACTTCAGGCATTCGGCCACCGTCTCGATGGCACCCAGCGAGCGCAGCAGAGAGCCTTGGGTCTGCACGGCGTTGTTCGCGCCGCCCATCGTGCCCACCGCCTCGATCACGACGGTCGGCGTGCCTTCCGCTGCCGGGCAGTGCTGCAACAGCAGCGAGCACAGGGCGCGGCCGTCGATCTTGTTCTGCACCATCGCCTTCGGGCCGATGTTCGGGATCTTCATGGTCGGCAGGTCGAACACAGCGCGCAGGCCGTTGTGGCCGAGCACGGCGCAGGCGCCCGTCAAGCCAGGGTCAATCGAGACAACGATCATTGTTTTTCCTTGGGGTAGAAGTCGAAGGCCTGCACCGGCTTCAGCCGGAGCTGGTCGCCGTCGCGGTAGTGGTAGACCTGCAGCACCGCGGCCGGCACCGGCTGCGCGGGGACCACGGGCGGGGTGATGGGAGGGATCGGCGTGGTGATCACAGCTCGGACCTCTTGGTCAGCACCAGGGAGGTCGGCCGCTCGCCCACCCAGTCGAAGAAGTGCACCGACTCGCCGACGTACTGCATGTCCAGCACCATCCCGCTGTCGCCGTCGCGCTGCTTGCCGAGGATGATCTCGGCGTAGCGTTTCCACTCGGGGCCCAGGTCGGGCTTGATGTGGATCGGCCGGTGGACGAACAGGATGATGTCGGCGTCCTGCTCGATGTCGCCGCATTCCCGAAGGTCGGACATCATGGGGCGCTGGTTTGGGCGCTTCTCGACGTCGCGATTGAGCTGGGCCAGCAGCAGCACCGTGCAGTCCAGTTCCTTGGCCAGCGCCTTGATGCCGCGGCTGACTTCGCCGAGCTGCGTGCTACGGTTGGCCTTCTTGTCCGTGCCTTCCATCAGGCCGATGTAGTCGATCATCAGGACCCGCAGGCCCTTGCGGCGCTTCAGCTTCCGAGCCTTCAGGCGCACCTGGTTGATGTTCAGGCCGCCCTGGTCGCTCACGTCCATGGGGGACAGGCGCACCTTCTCGACGGCGGCCGTCATCTGCGACCAGTCGAAGTCGCTCATGCGTTCCGGTCGCTTCAGCTTGTGCAACGGCACGCCGGACTTCATCGCGACGCGGCGCCGGTTGACCTGCGCCTTCGGCATTTCCATCGACAGGAAACCGACCTGCTCGCCGGCATCGGCCACGTTCTCGCAGATGGTCATGCCCAGCGCTGTCTTGCCCATGCCTGGCCGGCCGGCGATCACGATCACCTCGCCCTTGCGCATGCCGCCATCGAGCTTGTCGTCGATCTCTTTCAGCCCGGTCGGAAGAAAGTCCTCCTCGCCGTTGTGCGCGCGATCGATCCCTTCCAGGAACTGCATCATGCCGTCGCCAGCATCCTGCCAGTCGTCGCGCGGCGAGTCCGGCAGCAGCTTGGCCAGCTTGCCGGCAGCCTCGTCCATTCGCGTTTCGAACGGGATGGTGTGATCGCGGGCCAAGTCCTGGATCTCGGCGGCGGCAGCCAGCAAATCGCGGCTCACCGATCGCTCGCGGATGATGCCGGCGTACTGCCGCATGCTCGAGAACGACGGCGCGAACTGGCTCAAGCGGTGCAGGTACTTCAGCTCGACCTGGCCGCGCATCGTGTCGAACACGCTAATCACGTCGACGGGCTTGTTCGCGATGATCTGCACCATGAGGGTCGAGAAAATCGACTGATGCAGCTCGCCAAAGAAGTCGGAGGGCTTCAGCACGTCGCCGACCGCGTCCCACAGCCGGTCGTCCATCAGCAGGCCGCCCAGCAGCGCCTGCTCTGCCTCGGTGCTCGCGATGGCGTCGAGCATCTCGGGTTCGTAGGGGGCGTTCATGTGGTGGCCACCTCACGCGTCTTTTCGATGACCTGCTTCATGCCCTTCTCGCTGAGCAGGAAGTCGATGTCGCACTGCCAATTCGCGTGCTCGCCGTTGCGCGGCGTGCGCCCCATCAGAAAGTCGTTGTCGCGGGCTCGCTCGAAGTAGTTGCGCAGCCACTCGACGGCCTGGTCGGCACTCTCGGCCCGCCGGCTGCCATCGCTCTTTTTCGATGTCAGCACCCAGCTCCACAGCGTGGCCATGGCGCGCTTCCGTTTCACGGTCATCAGCCTGACGGACGGCAGTTCAGGCAGCACCTCGTGGTAGATCGAAACGATCGTGTCGTTCGGGCAGGTCGGCAGCTTGGCTGTCGACGTAGAGGTATTCTTCTTCTCTTCTCTACTCTTCTCTGTGGTGACGGTGTCACGTGACGCGTCACGTTTTTGCGTGACGGCGTCACGTGACGCGTGCGTGACGCCGCGTGACGAATCGAGCGTGACGGAATCGTGATGCTCGGAATCGCTCTCCTTTCTCTTCCGCTCGCGATATTCGCGGGCTCGCTCCGCAGGGGTCTTTGCCTCGGTAGAACGGCTCTCCGTAATGGTGTTGTGCTCTCCAAAGTTGGGAAACTGGAGACTGCCATCAGCCTGCTCCAACAGCCACCCGACAGCCACCATCGCGCGGCCGAAACCGGGCACTCCGGCCATTTCATCGACCTCGAAAAGCGTGATGTCGCGCAGCGTTTCGTCGCTGGAGGCGCACTCTCTGACCATCGACCACAACGGAACGAGCGCTCCGACCGTGACGCGCGTCACGACCGAAACGTGACGCCGCGTGACGCTGGCGTGACGTTCCGTGACGCAGCGTGACGCCGACGTGACGCCGTCACACCCAAACCACTCCATGAATTCAGCGTCCGCCAGCAGCACCCGAGCCATCTTGATGACCTTGGGGTTGTTCACGAGGCTGCCCCGCATCCTGATCCAAGATTCAGCCATGGTCGGCCTCCTGGCGCAGCGCGGTGCCGTCGGCATGGCCCTGCTCGGTGAAGTAGCAGCCGGTATCGCGAGCGGCGCGGCGCGCTTCGATCTGCGCGTGCATCTCGCGCATGTGCCGCTTGGCGCCGTGGATGTCGCCGAAGCGGTAGCAGAGTTCCATTTGCTTGCCGGCCAGCGTTGCAGCCGCCGCGCGCACCTCGTCGATCAGGCGCGCTGTCGATTTGTAGGCGCCATCCGATAGGCATTGCTGTGTTTGCCTACATACGTTGAAATTCGCGGCGGCGATGCTGTGTGTGGGGCAATCCGAACTGGCCCCTGCACCCGCCCTGTTTTTTTCAAACTCGGTCATGCGGCCTCGGCTGTGTCTTCGGCTTCAAGCGCCGCGAACAGGTCCGGCATGGCCATCTCGCGGGCCGCGGCTTCGCAGTACGACACACCATCCAGGAAGTACTTGGTAGACAGTTCGCAGCCGTAGCCCACGCGCCCGGCCTTGATGGCCCGATATGGCACTGTCATGAGGCCACCAAAAGGGTCGTAGACCACCTCCCCTGGCATTGACCACTGATTGATGGCACGGTCCGCGATGTCGAACTGCATCGGGCACAGGTGCATCTCGCGACCTTTGGCCGATTGCGCGCCGTTCAGGGTCAGCATGCGCGTGATGTCGCTCCAGACCTCCGGGCTCCAACTCTGCGGCTGCAGAAGCATGAAGTCCACTGGCAGCCTGCTGCGCACTTCAAGATGTTCGCCCACGCGCACGTGGTGCTCGAAGTCGTAAACCTGCTCGAGACTGAATTTCTTGAACAGCTTGAAAATGGCGGAGTGGCTCAGGTTCTCCAGATGCGCCGGCTCGATCAGCGTATTGCCGCTGCTGCGAGTGAAGCCGTGGGCGTCCAATTGCCAGCGCGCACGGGAATATCCGGTGCCAGCCACCATCTGCAGCTTCTTGTCGAATGGCACCTGATTGCCTTCGGCATCCAGCGAAAAGGGCTTGCTCTTCACGACTGGCTGGTCTGCGTAGCTCTTTTCGGTGCTGGTGGGCGGCTTCCGGAAGATCAGCAAGTACTCCGGCATGCCGACGCCCATCTTGGACCCGTCCTTGCACTGTTCCGACCATCCGAGCCGGTAAGTCTGAGAGTTTTCGCGCACCACGTCGGTGACGATGGTCTTCATGCCCATGTAGCCGAAGCCGTGCTTGCGGAAGCACTGGATCGTGTCGAGATGAAAGGGGTAAACGGTCTGGAAGCCCAGCCCGGTCATGCTGCCCGGCACGATCCGATCCTTGACGTGAATCGCGGCGATGCGGCCTGGCTGCAGCACGCGCAGCAGCTCCGGCACCAGGAAGTCCATCTGCTCGAAGAAATGCGCGTTGTTGTCGGTGTGGCCGAAGTCAGCGTAGTTCGGGCTGTATTCGTACTGCGTGCTGAACGGGATGCTGGTCAGCACCAGGCCGACGCTGTCGCTCGCCATGCGGGCGGTTTCCTTCACACAGTCGTCGTTGACGCAGGTGAAGCCCTGCCCTTTCACCTCCACGCGTTCGACGCCCAGGGCCCGCGTCAGGCTTTCGGCCATGCCGAGCTGCGACAGACCGTATTCGCGAATGATTTCAGACATTTTTTCTACCATCTCGATGTGTTGGGACCACTTGCGCTCCAGGTCGCGGCGGACCTGGCGCTCGGCCTCCGTGTAGATCAGGTCGATGCGCACCGGCTTCGTCTGCAGGAAGCGCTGGATCCGGTGAATCGCCTGGATGAAGTCGTTGAACTTGAAGCCGATGCCCAGGAAGATGGCCCAGGCGCAGTGCCGCTGGAAGTTGCAGCCGCTGCCCGCGATCACCGGCTTGGCCGCCAGTTCCTGGAACTTGCCGTCGCTGAAGTCGACGATCGCCTGCTCGCGCTCGTCCAGGTCCTGGCTGCCATAGACGCTGACCGACGAGGGAATGGCCCGCTCGATGGCGTGACGCTCGGCCTCGAGGTCGTGCCACAGGATCCGGTGCGCGCCCGGGTCCTCAGCACGGATCTCCATCATCTTGGCCACGCGCGCCGACAGGCTGTCGCGCTTCTCCCGGCTGGCTTCGATGATGCCGATCGCCTCGGCCTTGAACATGCGGGCCTGGCCGTAGACCTCGTGGCCGGCCTCGTCGTGGTCCGCGGCGATCTCGTGCCAGCGCACGTCCAGCGCCGGCAGCTCGTAGCCCTCGTCGCTGAAGCCAAGATCGCTCGGCCGCTGCACGAACAGCGCCCAGCTCGCGCACCACAGCCAGAACTCGCGTTCCTTGTGCGGATGGATGGTGAGCTGGTCGGCCTTCTCGCTGTTGCGCTTGAAGAACCGGGTCTTGGCCTGGCCCACGTCCATGATGCCCAGGAAGGCAGCATAGGCCAGCAGCTCGATGTATTCGTTCGGGCTCGGCGTGGCCGTGGCCACGAACCGGTACCGCACGCCGGCGCTGCGCGTGCGCGCCACCATCGTCTTGCGGTCGCCGGCGAACAGCGCCATGAACTCGCGGAAGGTCTTGGTGCCGCCGAAGCCGCGAAGGCAACTCGCCTCGTCCAGGCTGGCCACGGTGAACAGCGTCGGGTCAAGCTTGCCGTCCCGGATCGTCTCGTAGTTGGTGAGGTAGATGCCATCGGGGTCGGTGCATTCCTCGATGCGGCGGATGAACTTGACCGTGATGCCCAGCTTGGCCGCGTCGCGCAGGAATTCCTGGCGGACGCCCAGCGGGATGACGATCAGGCCCATGCCGCCGGCCTTGCTGCGCGTGATGCGCACGATCTCGAGTTGGTCGAAGGTCTTGCCCAGACCGAACGCCTTGAACAGCCCGCGGCAGCCGCCGCGCACCGCCCAGCACACCGACGCCACCTGGTGCGGCTTGAGCATCGGGTTCACCTCGTGCGGTTCGCACGGGAAGCCGGTCTCCGTGGCCAGGGTGACCTTGGCCTTCAGGAAGGCGGTGTACGCGTCCATCAGGCTTCCGCCCCGGCCGGTGACTTCGCCATCTCCGCGTCGAACGCTTCGCGCCACACCACGCCGTTGTCACTCAGCTCGGCCCACGGGTTGTGCTGTGGCACGCCGGTTTCGAGCTGCTCCTTGGCGGCAGCCTGGGCCGACGCCTCAAGGGTCTTGCGATCCGTGAGGCTGGTCATGACTTGGTCCGATCGCGGCCCGAATGTGTGCCTTGCTGGTCGAGCAGATCGCGGCGATGCTTCGCCACCATCTCCAAATAAGTCATCCCATGGACATCAAGGTAGACCAAATCCCGCAGGCGCTCGCCCGGCACTTGATCGATCGCAGTCGCGCGACGCATGAACTCGGTCTCGGTGTTCTCGTCTACGTGTGTCTTCAGCGGCTGCGTGAGCTTGCCGAAGGGGCTGGTGATGCCGCCGCGCGCGAACGCATCTTGCGGACTGAAATCTTCATCGGGGTGTGGCATGGGTCTGTCCGGAAAGTGGGAACGGGGAGCGCCATCGAACTGGCGCCTACTGACTCAATCTCGCGCAATGGCAACGAGAGCGCATGGCGTCTATCGCAGTGCACGCGACGCCGACGGCGCTTCGGTGGGTGCAGCGCCCTCTTCCCCGATCAACTCAGGTGACAGGTGCTTGCGCGCCTGCACCGCAAGCACGCGGTCAGCGATACGCGCCGGAAGCTCGTCAGGCCATTTGTCGACCGCTTGATAGGAGACGCCGATGGCATCGGCAGCGGCACTGATCGAGCCCCCGAGAAGTTCTATGGCTTTGGTTTTGAGCATGACGGAATTAAACTATAGTTCATCGAAAGAAGCAACTATAGTTAGACGCGCGTCGCTTATCGTGCCAACTATGGTTGAGCACAAGGACCGACTACTTCTGGCAATGAAGGAGGCCGGCGTCAAGATTCCGGCGCTGGCTACTGCTTTGGGCGTGTCCTATCAAGCCGTGAAAAAAATGACGACGGGCGCGTCCAGCGGTTTCACGGCGATCAACAACGAGAAGGCCGCGAACTTCTTGAAGGTGAGTCCGAAGTGGCTCGCAACAGGCAAGGGGCCTATGCGCGAACCGAAGGCGAGCGTCACGCCCGCTCCAGCGCCTGTCGCGCTGATTCCGCCGGAGCCCGGCATTCACTACATCGCCCGTTTGCTGGTCGACAAGCTCTCTACCCTTGACGAGACGGACAGAAAGATGGCTGCGATTGTTCTCGAGGCTCTGGCTACCAGGCCTGACGACGCATCAAAAAACATCGAACGGCTGGCCAAACTATTGGGGGAAATCGACACCGAGATGGATACCCAACGACGCCAGGTCCAGTAAAAATGTCGACTAACGTCGTCATCATGGCGGATTTTGTAAGAGTCCGCTTACAGTCTGTTCACCTCTCACAACGTGACGGGTAATTTTCACCAAGGTTGAACTTGATCAAGTTATCTGATCTTTCACATGTCGCGTTCTGGATCGTGGTGGGAGCCGGCGGGCTCTGGCTGTACCAGCTCGCTGGCAGCACTCCAACTGCGCATGCGAAGGCGAGATCTGCGGCCCTTACCGAACAGGTCCGCAAGAACAAAGCCACAGCCGCGGCTGGACCCACGGTAAAAGTGAATCCCACTTCCGAGGGCGACGTAATTCAAATTGCAATTCCGACGAGTCAGCTCGACGGGCTCCTGCTCCACACCCAGCGGTGCACGGTTTGGCGAGACGCCAAGACGCAGACCTCGGCGATGAGCTGCGAGAGGGAAGAAATCGATACGAACCTCGACGACCCCAGGGACGAAATCGAACCCGCAAGATGATGTCGCCCCAGGGCGCGAGGTTTTTGCCTTCCATGCCTCTCACGATCTAAGCCACCTTCGGGTGGCTTTTTTTACGCTCGGCCCCGCTCCACTTCAAGTTGTTCGGGAATATTCACGTGGTCACATGAACTATAGTTGACACACCGTCTTTAACTATAGTTTAATTCGTTCAGACATCCCGCAGCGACGGTTTGTTCAGAGAGTCATCAGGTCGGGCCGGTTGCGGCAATGGTTTCGGTGGCCGCGTGCGATACGCGGCGCAAGCGGTGGCACTGTCCCTGCGCCAACACAGCGGCCCGACCTGATGGCTCTCTCCCTTCAACTGGACGGAGCACATCAATGGACGAAAAAGAGCGGGCCCGCGTGGAGACGCGCGTTTGCAATGTCGTGGCGGCCTCGGCATGCGTCGAGCGTTTCACGGTCACGTCGGCCACGCGGCTGATCGAGGACGCCGGCATGGCCGACTCGCTCGATCGCGTCGAGCTGTGCATGGACTTGGAAGACGAGTTCAACGTGGTCCTTGACGACCGCGAGGTGATGAACGCCCTGACGGTGCAGCAGTGCGTCGAGCTGGTGGTCGAGAAGCTGCAGGCGCAGGCCGAGAAGGTACGTCGCGAGCAGCGGATGGTCGAAGCCCAGGTGAACCAGCCTTTCGGTGGTGTGCTGTGAACGCGGCCGACCTCTATCCGCTGTGGATCAAGCAGGACTTGACCAACGCCAGGATGAAACTGGCCAGCGCCGAGCAGTCGTATCGGGTGTTGACCGACAAGTCGACGACGTACGCCAAATCAATGAGCGCCATGCTGGACGTTCGGCGCCAAGTGGTTTCGCTGCTCGAAGCCGTGCCGCAGTCGCTCTCCTGCACGCTGCCCATCCAAATGCTCTGCGAAGAGCCGGTTGTCCCCGCGATGCCCGCAGCTCGCGCAGTCACCATTTTGCGCTACGTCCGGAACGAAACCGCCGGTCGCAACGAACTCACGCCGCACTCCAACGGCACGTTCCTCGGCTGGGGCGTGGACTACAACCAAGACGAAACCGGCGCGCCCATCTTCACGGCCGCGATCGTGGAGCATCCCGACGGCAAGGTCGAGCTGCTGCACCCCAACTTCATCCAGTTCGTGGTGCGCGTATGAAGCTCAAGCACTACACCTGCGGCTTCACGCTGGCGCTGGGCCTGGCCATCGTGATCGTCTGCCCGAGCGTGGAAGCTCCGGCTAAGTCTGCGGCCATGGCCGACCCTGGCCCGCTGAAAGAAGCGCTCGCGGCGATATGCGGTGAACCCTTCGATGCGAAGCGCCACCAGATCATCTCCGACGCCAACGGCGTGGTCACCGGCTGCGAACTCCGCGCGCCGAAGGTGGCTGCGAAATGAGCGCCCGCGACCTTCTCGAACTTGCGGCCCAGGCCGTGGGCAACGGCGCGCAATGGGACTGCCCGGAGCGGGGAATGCTGGTCCTTTCCGCGAACGGCATCGACACCGATTCGTGGAACCCGCTGAAAAGCGACGGTGACGCGCTGCGGCTGGCCGTCGCGCTGAATTTGAACATTCGGATCCAGCCCTACGGCAGCGTGGCACGCGAAGGCGACGAACGCCCCTGGTCGATGGCCCACAGCGACGGCGACCCCCGCGCGGCCACACGAGCAGCCATCGTTCGCGCCGCGGCTGCAGTGGCCCGAGCAAACGCCGCGGCTCGGGAGATCAAGCCATGACGCTCGAAGAACACCGCCGCCTCGAGGAGCGCGCCCGCCGCGAGCTCTGCTGGTACGCCCTCGCCTGCATCGCGGCCTGCGGCCTCCTTTTCTGGGGTTACGGCCGCCTGGCCAGCCTCTTCTTCTCCACCTTTTTCTGAAAGCACCCTCATGAACACCAGTGTCACGAATACCCGTGCGCCGAATCCTATTGCGGAGATGAGCCGCTTCATGGACCGGCTCAAACCCCAGATGGCGCTCGCGCTGCCGAAGCACCTCACGGCCGACCGTATGGCGCGGCTGGCGCTCACCGCCTTCAGCAGCACGCCTAAGCTGCAGCTCTGCAACCCGAACAGCATCGCGGCTTCGATCATGACGGCGGCCACCTTGGGCCTGGAGCCAGGCGTCAACGGCCAGGGCTTCCTGGTGCCCTACGGTACGACCTGCACATTCGTGCCTGGCTGGAAGGGCCTGGTCGACATCGCCAACCGCAGCGGCCGCGTGTCGGTGTGGACCGGGGCGGTGTTCGAAGGCGACACGTTCGACTACTCGCTGGGCGACACACCTTTCGTGCGGCACCAGCCAGGCGACGAAGACGACCCGACCAAGATTACGCACGTGTACGCCGTCGGCCGCGTGAACGGCAGCAACTGGCCGGTGATCGAAGTCTGGACGATCAAGAAGATCTGGAAGCACCGCAACCAGTACAACAAGGTCGGCCAGAAGCACTACAGCTACCGCGACCCCGAGATGTACGCCCGCAAGGTGCCGCTGCTGCAGGTGCTGAAGTACATGCCGACGTCGATCGAGCTGAGCAACGCGCTGGCCGTCAGCAATGCCGCAGAAGAAGGCCGCGGCGCCGTGATCGACGGCAACTTCGTCACGATCAACGAACCGGATCCCGCCGAACAGCAGGCAGGCGCCGACCAAGACGCCGACGACGGGGTGCCGATCTGCACGCCGGAATCGTTCGCCAAGAACACCGCAGCCTGGAAGGCTACGGTCGCCAACGGCAGGAAGTCGGTCAACGACCTCATTGCCACCATCGAAACCCGCGAGCGGCTGACCACCGACCAGAAGGTCGAAATCGCCTCGTGGGCCGTCCCTGCCACCCAAGGAGAAGCCGAGTGATTCAGCACAACCTCAAACAAGGGAGTGCCGAATGGCACGCCTATCGCCGCAACCACTTCAACGCCAGCGACGCGCCGGCCATGATGGGGTGCTCACCCTACGAGACGCGGGACCAGCTGCTGCATCGCCTGCACACCGGCCTCACCGAGGAGGTGAGCCCAGAGCTGCAGAAGCGCTTCGACAACGGCCACGCTTTCGAGCGCCTGGCCCGGCCGCTCGCCGAGGAGTTCATCGGCCAGCCGCTGTATCCCGTGGTCGGCTCGAAGGGCAAGCTGTCGGCGTCGTTCGACGGCCTGACGATGGACGAGTCGATCAACTACGAGCACAAGACGCTCAATGACGCGCTGCGCGCCGCCATGGTCGACGGCGCGACCGGCGCCGACCTGCCGCTGATGTACCGCGTGCAGATGGAGCACCAGCACATGGTGTCCGGCTCCAGCCGGTCCCTGTTCATGGCCTCGAAGTGGCGCGGGGAGGCGCTGGTCGAGGAACGCCACTGCTGGTACGAGCCTGACGCGGCCCTGGCCGCCGACGTCGCGGCCGGCTGGGAACAGTTTGAAAAGGACTTGGCCGCCTACAGCCCTTCCAGTGTGGTGATCGAAAACAAACCGGTGCCCAAGTTGCAGGAAGCCCTGCCCGCACTTCGCGTCAATGCCAAGGGCGAAATCACCGACAGCAACCTGGACGAGTGGAAGGCCATCGCGCTGGACCGCATTCAGGGCATCAACACGGTCCTCGAAACCGACGAACAGTTCTCTGATGCAGACGCCGACGCGAAATGGCTGCGCGAAGTTTCCGCTGGCATGAAGCAGGCGGCGGCCCGCGTGCGCGCCGATATGCAGAGCGTGGACCAGGTGCTGAACACGCTGGAGCATCTGGACAGGCTGGCCACGGAGCGAGCCGTCGATCTGGAAAAACGCGTGAAGCGCGAGAAAGATGCGCGCCGCGAGAACATCGTGCTCACTGGCCGCGCAGCTTTCCAGGCGCACCTCGCCGGCCTGAACGAGGAAGTGAGCCCGATCGTCCTGCAGACGGCGATTCCAGACTTCGACGCTGTGGTGAAGAACAAGCGCTCCCTGGCCAGCATCCAGGATGCGGTCAACACCGAGCTGGCGCGCTGCAAGATCGCGGCCGACACCTGCGCCAAGGACGTGCGCGAGAAACGCGCCTGGACGAAAGCCGCGGCCGAGGGCTACGGGTTTCTGTTCGCCGACCTGCAACTCATCATCTTCAAGCCGCTCGACGACTTCAAGCTGATCGTCACCACGCGGATCGCCAACCACAAGGCGGCCAAGGCCAAGGAAGAAGAGGACACGCGCGAGCGCATCGCCGCAGAAGAGCGTGCGAGGGCCGAGCAACAGCAGCGCCAGCGTAACGAGATGGCGCTGCAGCAGATCCAGGGCATCCAGCAACAAGCCATGATTGCCGTGCTGGGCCGAGCTGGCGTACGCAAGGGTGGCACCATCGAATGCATCCGCGACACCCTGGCCGAGACGGAGGCTTGGGTCATCGACGAGGAGAACTTCGGTTCGCTGATGGGCACCGCCCAGAGCACCAAGGATCGCGTCGTCGCGGAAATTCGCGAGATGCTGGCCGATCGGGAGGCCAGCGCCGCCGCGCCTGTTGCCCAGGCCGAACCCATCGCGGTGGCCGCCACGCCAGCACCAGCTCCCGTCGCAGCGCCGGCCGTGGTTGCCCTGAAGCCACGCGCCGCTGCGCCGGTGCCCGCACCGCTCTCACCGCCGACCCTGCGCCTGGGCGTCATCAACGAACGCCTGCTGCCCTGCGGCCTGTCCACCTCGGCCGAAGGCCTGCGGTTGCTTGGCTTCACGCCTGCCGCGAAAGACCGAGCCGCCGTGCTGTTCCACGAGCGCGACTGGCCGCACATGTTGGCCGCCATGGTCCAGCGCCTCGAATCCATCAGCGCCACCGCCGCTGCCTAACTCCTCCACCACCAAGGATCAGCATGAACCTCGCACTCGGATACGACACGGAAACGTCCGGCCTCCCCCTTTTCAGCTCGCCCAGCGAACACCCTGACCAGCCACATATCGTGCAACTGGCTGGCCTGCTGGTCGACCTCGACACCCGGCGGACGGTCGCCAGCATGGACGTGGTGATCCGGCCTGAAGGCTGGGTGATCACCGAAGAGATGGCCGCCATCCACGGCATCACGCACGAACACGCGATGGACGTCGGCATCGCCGAAGACCTGGCCGTCGAGATGTTCATGGCGCTGTGGGCTGGCCGCCCGTTGATCGCCCACAACGAGAGCTTCGACCGCCGCATCGTACGCATCGCGCAGCACCGCTTCCCCGAGCACTTCTCGGACCAGCAGCGCGACGACTGGAAGGCCTGCAAGGCCCACTGCACGCAGATTCTCAGCACGCCCATCTTGAAGCTGCCGCCCACGCCCAAGATGGTCGCGGCCCGCCGCAACCACCACAAGTCGGCCAACCTGGGCGAGGCCTACCAGTTCTTCATGGGCAAACCGCTGGAGAACGCCCACAGCGCCCTGGCCGACACCCGCGCGGCGCTGGATGTGTTCTTCGCCATCCAGGACCTGAACAAGCCGGCCACGCAAGCCACAGCGCCCGCCGCTGCCGCGCCCGCTGCCGCTGAAGCCGTCGCTGGCGACTTCTTCTGATCGCCATGGAATCGATCCAAGACACCATCCGCGCCGGCGCACGCCACGGCGCACACAACCCCTTCGCGCGGCCGGCGCCAGCAGCGCCCAAGGCTGCGGAGCCCAAGCCGGCGGCCACTTCCCGCGCCGCCAAACCCTTCGACTTCTCCACGCTCAAGGTGGAGAAGGGCATCCCCTACCGCAAGCGGGTGCCCCGTTTGACCGGCAAGTGGGAACCGCTGTTCCAGATGCTCGCCGAGCCGGGCGACTCCACCCTCGTCCCGGCGGACAACATGGGTGGCATCAGCGCGGCCATCCTGAAGCGCTCGCGCGACAAGCTCCCCGGCGTCTTCAAGGTCTCGCGCGTATCCAAGACCGAAGCGCGCGTCTGGCGCATGTCCTGACCCTTTCCCAACCCCGCAACCACAGGAGAAATCCATGCGATTTGAGTTAATCGGCAAGACCAGAGCCAAGCTGTGCAAGGTCGAGCCCTATGCAAAGAAGATGGGCCAGAAGGATCTGATCCCTGGCATCAAGATCCGCGTGATGGCCACGGTGCCGAACAACGTGCTCGAGATGTTCGATCCGTCGCTGCGCACTTTCCTCTACGAAAAGACGCCGTCCAGCGTGAAGGTGCAGAAGCAGCTCGAAGGCATCGAGATCGTCAGCGACCTGCCGCAACTGCGCCAAGCCGGCGCACGGCTCGGCGCGCTGCACTGGAACGACGAGATGACCGGCTGCGTCTTCTCGATCGACCACGGCATCGGTGGCCCATCCAACATCAAGCTGCGCGACTCCAAGGTTGACAGCTTCAAGTTGGTGGCCAAGGACGGCGGGACGACGCAGGTTTTCTTCACGCTGTATTCGACCGATGTCGACCGCGATTCGTCGGGCGCGCTCAACATGCTCCACCAGCACGAGGTCGAGATCGAACTGACCGCGCCACAAGTCGCGCAGCAGAAGTCGATCCCACTCGACGACAAGAAGGACGAGGAAGGCGAGGAGTCCGGTGCCGCGGCGAAGGTGGATGACAACCCCTTCCCGATCAAGGGTGACAAGCCCGGCACCACCGCGGCGTCGCCTCTCACGCCCGAGCAAGCTTTCGTCGCGACCGCCGGCGCCAGCAGCGCACCAGCTCCGAAGGTGACCACGCGCCGGCCCTCCCGCCTGGCAGTAGCGAAGTAGACGAGCGATGACGACGGGCCGCGTGCATTGGACGGGCGTGCTGGCGCAGACCGGCGTGATCGCCGGCGGCAAATTGCACGGCTGGTGCTATGCCTTCCTTCAGTTCGTCGTCATCGATGGCGTTCTCTTCCTGGATGCCAGGTGCACGCCGCCCTTCTCTCCCTTCCCACTCGAGGTGCGCATGGATGTCCTGCAGCACTTCAAACGGCTGAAAGTCATCAGGGGCCAGCGTGCGACGCGGCTCAACGCGAACGCCCTGATCGACGCGGCCTACGAAAACGCAAAATCATGATCGAACAAGTAGAAATTCGCCACGGACACCTATTCTGCGGCCTCGGCGGCGGCGCCAAGGGCTTCAACCGGGCCCGGCCGTGCGTGGGCAACAAGCGCGCGAAGTTCCGCTGCATCGGCGGGATCGACGTGGACCCGGCCAGCATCCGCGACTTCGGCAAGCTCACCGGCGTGGCCGGCACCGTGCTCGACATGTTCGACCGCGAGCAATACGTCGCCTTCCACGATCGTCAGCCGCCGGCCGACTGGCGCGAAGCCACCACGGCGGACATCCACCGCGCATTCGGCGGCGAACGGCCGCACATCGTGTTCCTGTCGGCGCCGTGCAAGGGCTTCAGCGGCCTGCTCTCCGAGACCAAGAGCCTGACCGGCAAGTACCAGGCCCTGAACCGGCTGACGCTGCGCGGCGTGTGGCTGCTGCTCGAAGCCTTCAAGGACGATCCGGTCGAGCTGCTGCTGTTCGAGAACGTGCCGCGCATCGCCACGCGCGGGCGCCACCTCCTGGACCAGATCGTCGACCTGCTGCGCGCCTACGGCTACGCGGTGGCCGAAACCACCCACGACTGCGGCGAGATCGGCGGTTTGGCGCAGAGCCGCAAGCGCTTCCTCCTGGTGGCCCGTCACATGGAGAAGGTGCCGCCCTTCCTGTACGAGCCTGAGAAGCGCAACCTGCGCGCCGTGGGCGACGTTCTGGGCCGCATGCTGCTGCCTGGTGACCTGCGCGCCGGCCCGATGCACCGCGTGCCCTCCCTGCAGTGGAAAACCTGGGTGCGCCTGGCTTTCGTCGAGGCCGGCTCCGACTGGCGCAGCCTGAACAAGCTGGCCGTCGAGAACGGCCACCTGCGCGATTACCTGGTGGTGCCCGAGTTCCACCACGGCTACCTGGGCGTACAGCGCTGGGATGGCACATCCGGCACCGTCGCCGGCCGCAGCTCGCCGAGCAATGGCGCGTTCTCGATCGCGGACCCGCGCCAGCAGCTCTACGCCGCCGGCTATGGTGTCAACCGCTGGGAGGATACCGCCGGCGCCGTGTCGGGCGAGTCGCTGCCCAGCAATGGGCGCTTCGCGGTGGCGGACGTGCGCTTTTCGCAGTCGGCCAAGTGGAGCGACGGCCAAGCGTACGGCGTGCATGCCTGGGGAGACAGCACCGGTGCGATCGCTGGCCAGCAGAATCCTGGCCAGGGTGCTTACGCCGTCGCCGATCCGCGCCACGGTGGCCCAGCCAAGCATTCGAACGAATACCGCATCGTGCCCTGGTCGGGTTCCGCAATGGCCGTCACCAGCGCGCACGGCACTGGCCAGGCCGTCGCCGATCCGCGTGGCGGCGAGGATCCCGCGAAGCTGCACGGCCGCTACCACGTCACGCCATGGGAGAAGGACGCCCGGGCGGTGATCGCCGGCAGCACGTCCGGAGAAGGAGCCTTCGCGGTGGCCGACCCTCGCAGCGGCATCCAGCGCGACAAGGGCGACGCCTACCTGACGGCCGGCCACTATGGCGTGGTGCCGTGGGAAGAAGCGGCTGGCGCGGTGAGCGCTGCCGCCGGCCACGACAACGGCCGCTGGAATGTAGCTGACCCGCGAACTCCCGATTTCGCGCCTACATCCGAGGTCCAAAAACAGATCATGCCCGCGCCGGCGCAGAAGTTGATCTGCCGCATTCAGTCCCTGGACGGCACCTGGCACCGGCCTTTCACCACGCTGGAGCTGGCCGCGCTGCAGTCGCTTGTCGATCCCGAGGACCAGCTCGAGCTGGACGGCCTGAGCGATCAGGCATGGCGCGAGCGTATCGGCAACGCGGTGCCGAGCGATGCGGCCCAGGCGATCGGCGAGGTGATGGGCACCACGCTGCTGCTGGCTTGGTCGGGCGAGACCTTCATGCTGTCGTCGCAGCCCATCTGGGTGCGCAACGTGGCAGTGGGCCTGAGCGTGCGAGGTGCTGTATGAGCGCCGCCAGCAAGATCGAATGGACCGACTCCACCCTGAACTGGTGGGAAGGCTGCACAAAGGTCGGCCCTGGTTGTAACCACTGCTACGCAGAGGCTCGCAACGCGCGCTTCGGCGGCGGCCAGTCGGTGAACTGGGGGCCCGGTGCGCCGCGCCGTCTTACCAGCGAGCACAACCGCAACAGCCTGCGCCGCTGGAACAAGCGCGAGTTCTTCCAGTGTGGCGACTGTGGCGCCCGCAGCGAAGGCAAGCCGTTCATGGACTTCGGGCCCAACATGGGCGCCGGTGACCACGGCGCTGAATGCCCGGACTGCGGCTCCCGCGACATGGATCCGGTGCGCCGCCGCGTCTTCTGCAGCAGCCTGTCCGACGTGTTCGACAACGAGGTGCCGCAGGAATGGCGCGATGCGTTCTTCGCCGAGATGGAGGCCGCGACGAATCTGGACCTGCTGGTGCTCACCAAGCGCATCGGCAATGTCCGCAAGATGGTCCCGGTCCGCTGGCTGCAGCCGGGCGGATGGCCGGCCCACGTGTGGCTGGGTGCCACGATCGTGAACCAGCCCGAGGCCGATCGCGACATCACGAAGCTGCTGCAGGTGCCGGCGCGTGTGCGCTTCCTGAGCATGGAGCCGCTCCTGGGCGCGGTGAACCTGACGAGCATCCCTGTCGCAGGAAGCGGCCATCACGAGTTCGACCCGATCATTACTGCCAACGTGCTGCGCCGGGCCGATCGAGATGCTCCAGCTGTCCACTGGGTCATCGTCGGCGGTGAGAGCGGCCCCGGCGCGCGGCCGATGCACCCGCACTGGGCGCGCAGCCTGCGCGACCAGTGCGAATCGGCAGGTGTGCCGTTCCTGTTCAAGCAGTGGGGCGAGTTCGCGCCCAGCGAGCGGACGATGGCGGAGGTGGCCAAGAGCGACAAGAAGCTGAGCTGTGTTCCGCTCGTTCCGGGTCAGCCCTTCCCGCTCGGCGTGGTCGATCACGTAGGCAAGAAGGCCGCCGGGCGGATGCTCGACGGCCGCACGTGGGAAGGGTTTCCAGCATGAACGCCGTCACACAGCCGCGCGAGCGGCCCATCCTGTTCCAGGGCGACATGGTGCGCGCCATCCTGGCCGGCGCGAAGAGGCAGACACGGCGCGTGTTCAAGCAGGCTACCGGCCCGAGCCTGAGCGTCGGCATGGACGACGACGCACCCGGTGTCGCAGAACTGTCGTGGCTGTGGGGCGATGGCCCAGGCCATGATGTGCACGAGACGATCGCGCGGATACCGTGCCCCTACGGCCGGCCAGGCGACCTCCTGTGGGTTCGCGAGTCCTGGGCTCCCGACCCGGTCGACGACGGCAGTTGGAATTACACCTCGTGGGCCGGATGCCGCGATGGAAAGATCGCCGGCGTGCCGGAGCGTTTTCGCAATCCTCTCCATGTCATCTACGCCGCTGACTGGAAGGGACAGCCCCATCGCTGGACGCCTTCCATCCACATGCCGCGCTGGGCCAGTCGCATGTTGCTGGAGATCACCGAGGTGCGCGTCGAGCGCCTGGGGGATATCAGCGAGGAGGATGCCAAGGCCGAGGGGATCATTCCTCACATCCGCGGCGGATGGCACTGGCGCGAGCACAACCCGCACGACCTGGACGACTGGGACCAGCTTGGATTCAAGACAGCTCGGGAAGCCTACCGCGCTCTCTGGGAGTCGATCAACGGCTACGGATCATGGAACTTGAACCCGTGGGTGTGGGCCGTCAGCTTCGAGGTCATCAAGCCATGACCGCGCCCACTGCCGCTGAAGTGGCCGAGTTCGCCATCCAGGCCCACGACCAACTGCACAAGGGCGATATCGGCAAGGCCCACGAGATGCTGCACAAGGCCATGGGCATCGACAACGACAAAGCGCTGCCCGCACAGCCGATGGCGCACACCGTCGACTTCGACCGGGCATTCCGCGATCTGTGCCGGGAGCATGGCCGGAAGGCGATGTTCATCCTGGCCGACAAGACCGACGCGCTGGGCCGCACACGGATCATGACCGGCGGCGACGCGCAGCTCTGCGCCACTTTTGACCGGAAGTTGAAGGCATGACCACGACCGCATTCCTGCACCTGCAGCCCAAGATAGCCCAGGCCCTCACGCGGGTGAAGCTGGCCCACTGCGCGCCGCCGGCATTCCGGCCAGCGGCTGACGTCGAAGGCGTCGAACCGTGCCCACGGTGCGGCAGCAAGCTGGTGTTCACGGTCTCGGCCGCCACCGGCCTGAGCGACGGTCGCTGCACCGCGGCTTGTGGCGTTCGATGGGCTGCGCAATGAAGCGCTGCGATGAATGCCACGATGAAGCGCACCTGCTGCGCCTGGGCCAGCCTGGCTACCCCTACCAGCGCGACTACGGTCCGATGTGGGTATGCGTGCCGTGCCAGGCCTGGTGCGGGTGCCATCCTGGTACCGAGAACGCCTTGGGCCGGCTTGCCGACGCGCCGCTACGGAAGGCCAAGCAAGCCGCGCATGCCGCGTTCGACCCGCTCTGGCAGCGAAAGATGGTTCGCGACAAGGTCAAGCAGGGTCAGGCCAGGCGTGCCGGCTACGCCTGGCTGGCCCAGCAGATGGGCCTGACGAAGAAGGAAACCCACATCGGCTATTTCGACCTCGACCAGTGCAAGCGCGTGGTCGAGATTTGCACCAATCTGAAACGCAAGGAGGTTGGCCAAGCGCCAAAAGCACCATGACGCATTACGACACGTTGGGCTGCAAGCCCGATGCCACACCCGACGAATTGAAGTCGGCGGCACGCCGCGCCGCCAGCGCCGCGCATCCTGATCGCGAAGGCGGCAGCGACGCCGCGATGGCCAAGGTCAACCAGGCGCGCGAAGTGCTGCTCGACCCCGAGCGCCGCGCGCACTATGACGCCACCGGCGAGGACCGCACGGGGCCCAGCCTGATGGACAAGGCCACGCAACTGCTAGTCGACATCTTCTCGGAGGCAATCGAGCGCGAGGGCCACATCGTGAACTATGTGCGCGCCGGCCTGAAAGACATGCTGGCGAACGCGGATCGTGAGAAGGCGGACACCAAGACCAAGATCACGCGGCTGGAGAAACGCCGCGGGAAGGTCAAGGTGAAGACCGGGGACAACCTGGTCGACATGCTCATCACAGGCCAGTTGGACCGGCACAACGCCATGCTGAAGTCCATTGAGTCAGCGGCGGCCATGGCCACACGTGCGCTGGAGCTGCTCGACGCGTATGAGGAGCCGGACGAGGGGCCCGCGTTCGCAACGGCACGGCCAACGGTCAGCCCCGACATCGCGCTTATGCAGGCCATTTTCGGAAGGGGCTTTCGATGAAAACCGCTCACCGCAAGCAATCGAAATTCAAGCGCGACCCCCGTGCCATGGAACGCGCCTTCGGCCGCGTCGGTCCGTTCCTGCAGGCCGAGGTGACCAATCTCCTGATCCCGACGCGGATTGCCTTCGAGGCCTTCCGAACTGGCCAGGCCACGGTCGATGACTTTGCCACGCTGGTGGACACGGCCAACATCACGCTCGTGCGTAGCGAGTCGGTCGATCAACGATGCGTCGAGGCCTGCGACGCCGCCACCGCTGCACTGAAACGGGTGCAGGCGCGGCAGAGAGCGACCGGCCGCTGGGGTATGGATGGGCCGGCCTTCCTGGAACTCGGGGTGATGATCGACCTTTACGACCAGTTCATTGCGAACAGCAGCCCGCAGCAAATGAAGGCTGTGCTCGAGGAGGTGCACCGCCGTGAAGAGAAGCAGCGGCGCGAAGAAGCCGCGGGAGCAACTGCATGAGCATCACAGCCTCCCCATTGACCTGGCCCCCAGGCTGGCGCCGTACCGACCCCCTGAAGTGGGAGATTGGCCGCTTCGGCATCCGGCGCCGCTCGGCCGGCCGGTCCTACGCGTCTCTCGAAGACATCAGCATCGCCGAGGCCACGACGCGGCTGCTTGATGAATTGGAACGCATGGCCGTTCGTCGGCAGGATGTCATCCTGAGCACGAACCTGAAGCTGCGCCGCGATGGCTTCCCGCTGTCCGCGCAGGCTGCGCCCCGCGACCCGGGCGCCGCGGTGTACTGGAAGGACCCATACAACGGCCAGCCGCGCAGCATGGCCATCGACCGCTACACCAAGGTCGAACAGAACATCGCGGCGCTCGCGGCCACCATCGAGGCGATGCGCGCAATCGAGCGGCACGGCGGCGCCGTCGTGCTCGAGCGTGCCTTCACTGGCTTCGCCGCCCTGCCCGCGCCGATTGTCGCCGGCATGAAGCGCGATTGGCAGGTGGTGCTGGGCCTGCAGGCGCTGCTGCTGCCCACGGCCGCCGACGTGCGGGAAGCCTACCGGCGCCTGGCCAGCGCCTACCACCCCGACAGGGGCGGCGATCCGGCCAAGATGGCCGAACTCAATGCTGCGCGCGATGAAGCTCTGAAGGAACTCGAGAAATGAACAGCCTCTTGATGACCGAGGAAGAAATCCTGACCCTCACTGGTTACAAACGCCCGGGCGACCAGGAGGAGGAACTGCGCAAACAGGGCTTTTACAGGGCCAGAATCGGGCCTACTACAGGTCGCGTCGTCCTGGAGCGCGCGCACTACGATGCGGTCTGCGCCGGCGGCAAGCCGGCCACCGTCAACGAACCGCGCGTGCGGCCACCGACGCTGCGCCGCAAAGGGATCCCAGCATGAAGAAGCGAGAGCTGCCGAAGCGTGTTTTCGAGCGCAGCGGCACCTATTGGTACGTCACGGCCCAGGGCGACATCCGCAAATGGACGAAGCTCAGCCGGGTCTCGGAGGGCATGCCGGCGATGTACCGGGCCCTGGCTGAGCTCATGGTCATCGACGCTACCGACGACAGCATGCCGGCGCTGATCGCTACCTGGATGAAGGAGGTGAGCACCACGCGCGGCGCCAAGACCCAGGAGAACGACCTGTACCGGTCGAAGGTCCTGTCCGAGAGCTTCAAGGAGTTTCGGGCGAAGGACGTGAAGGTTTCCAGCGTGATCGAGTTCCTGAAAGCCTACAAGACCATGCCGCGCAGTTACAACGCCTACCGCGCCACGCTGCGCGAGATCCTGCGGTTCGCCGAGGAGAAGGACATGCGCGACCCGGGGAGCAACCCGGTCGACAGCACGAAGACGATGTCGATCAAGCCGCGTCGGCGCTACATCACGGACAGCAAGCTGCGCCGGATCAAGGTGGCCGCCATGTACGGCGAGGACGGCAAGCGCACGAAGTCGGGGCCGATGCTCTGCGCCCTGATCGACCTGGCCTACCTGACCGGGCAGCGGATCGGCGACCTGCTGGCGCTGGAGTGGTCGAACATCAACCGGTACGGCATCACATTCGAGCCCGGGAAGACCGAGGACTCCACCGCGGTGCGCATCCTGATCCTGTGGACGCCGAAGCTGAAGGCCGTGATCGCCCGGATCAAGGCCATCGGCAACCTCCACATCCGGTATGTGATCACCACGAAGAACGCCCAGCCCTACCGGTACAGCGGGGCCAGCTCAGCGTGGAGCCGGGCGGTGGAGCGTGCCGGATATGTGAATTGCCACTTCCACGATATTCGCGCGAAATCGCTCACCGACAAGGAAAAGAGAGATGGAATGCAGGCGGCGCGGCTTATGGGCGGGCACTCCACCGAGCAACAGACCGCCGACTACATCGCCAGCATGGCGACGACTCAGATAACGGCGACCCGTTAG